GCGGCGCGTGAAATGCTCGAACGCCGTGAAGTGGAAATAGCCCGCTTGCGTGAAGAGATGGAAGCACTTCGAACCGTTAACCAAGAAAATGCTTTGATGCTGGACGATATACGCTTGCCCCTTTTTAAACTTTTGAAAGACCAACTCGGCGCAATGGTCTCGGGCGAAATTGCCGAGCAATTGAAATCACAAGAAAAGGCTTTTGATATTCAGGATCATATGGACGAGATACGCGAAGATATCACTTACAATTTCGACATCAGTTCTTTTCAATCCGAGATCGAAGAGATTGTAACCGAGCGCGACATGACCGACGAGGTGACCGAAATCGTTGAAGATGTTTTGAGAGGCGCGAAAATCACACTGGGTTAAAAAACCCGCTCAACTTTGCCCAACTTTGCCCGCCATAGCGCGGGCTTTTTTTATGTTTGACAGATCAGTAAGAGATATCCCATACTGCAGGAGCGGCGGGCATCCTGCCCGCTTGCTATAGGAGAACCGACACAATGAAACGCTATCAAATAGAAGCCTCGACATTCGAGCTAGACGGGACCGAGAGCCACACAGTGCTTTACACCTCGAACGGCATAAGCACCGCCCGTGCTTACCTCGAAGGATTTACAACCGCCAGCGATTGGAAAGATTACGACCTTGTCAATCTATTGGATACAGCGCACCCCAGCGACAGCGACTTGCACTTGATCGATAGCAAGATGCACCCCGCCATCGACAATTGCGCGACAAGCCAGAGCCTTTCTGATTTTACCGAAGTGTGGGCCGACGTAGGACAGCACGCCTTTTTCCGGTGTAAGCTATGAGAGGCGGCGTAGGTATCTGTTTAAATGGTTTGAGTACCAAACCCCCCGCAGACCCCCAAAAGAGCCGAGCCGAGCGCAGAGCAGCCGACAGCAACCGCAAACATTCAAAAGGTGGAAAGGTTAACTTTAACCGCTGGACTACCAAACATGGCAGACGAGCCGGAAAGTGAAACTATGATAGATATGACAACCGCCCAGCGCGACACATTGGAACGCAAATGGTCAGAGCTGGACGAGACCACCCGCCCGACGCTTGAACGCTTTCTTGAGAGCGTGAAAGACACGTTCTATTGCGACGACGCCGTGACCGTGTACTGGGCTAACATGTGGCTTTGCATAGAGCGTGACGGATACTGTCACACTTGACTAAATCATATAGATCAGGCAAAACAGGGGCGGGGCAATCCCGCCCCTTATCTATTGGAGAACCGAAACAATGATTAAAGTACTTTACCAGAGCATCGACAATCACGACGGCTGGACCGTTGAGTATGATACTGAAGCCTCGGCTTTTGCCGGTATACGTCACCAGCTTGGCAACGTCGGAGAACCGTCGAGCCATTACGCTTGCGCCGACGATGGAGTGTGCACCGCCACCGTTATCAATTCTACATTGCGGGAACTGCACGAGGCCGCATCTGTTTTGGGTATTCGTTAATACCCAGCACCACCGCACCGACGCTCAGAGGCCCGCCCAGTGCGGGCCTTTTCTTTTAGTGACACATGCGACCCCCGCACCCCGCCCCTTGGCTTAAACCTACCGGACCGAGATCCGAGGCCCAAGGTTTGATGTTCGATCTCGTCGATCTCGTGCCCAGATACCCAGTGATCGACAACGAGGTGGACGAGAGAGCCGTTAATCTGGTCCGATCCGCCCCGATCCGCCCCGATCCGCCCCGATCCGCCCCGATCCGACGCCAACTGGCGGAAAATATCGGAGCGCAGCCGCGCAGTTAAATCCACCGGATCGACGTTCGAGCGTCAATTAACTGTAACAGCTGCAGCAGCTGGCGCACCAATCGCCACGGCTGCTGGCACCGGACAACCGCAGCACGATCACGAAACCCGGACCAGGCTAGACAATATCGCATGTTATCAATGCCCCAAAGACCGTTTAACGCGACCTAGGGTCCCCCAGATATCGGGTCAATCCGCCTAGGTTAAACCCAAATCGACCGGAATCCGCCGACCGCGCACCCCGTGCCGACCTGCGGGGGCTTGGGCCATGTTTTTGACAAATAGTTGCCATAAAAATGATATGGGGTATAACTATGTAATAAGACTATAACCTTTGTACAACTTTAAGGAGAAAGCTCGTGGGTATTATTAAAGAAATGCAACTAGAAGCTGCGGACATAGAGTCTATTAAACAAGACCGCGAAGAGGAAGCGCGGTTCGCGGCTATGGATCACCGGACCGCGGACGAAAAACGCTGGGACGAGGAGGGTCCTTCTGATTCAGAGATAGAGGATATGGAGGTTGAGCGTTTAATTAATCTACAGGAAGAAAGGTCATTAGGGGTCCCCGATCTGTGACTATTGCACTACAAGAAAAGGCTCTGAAACTTCAACTTAGGCTTGCACAAATAGAGAAGCAGGAGTCTCAGCGTAACAATTTTTTACCGTTTGTGAGGGGTATGTGGCCTGACTTTATTGCTGGTCGTCATCACCGTATTATTGCTGAGAAGTTGGAGCGTGTTGCGAGTGGCGAGTTAAAGCGTTTAATTATCAACATGGCTCCGCGGCACACGAAGTCTGAGTTTGCGTCATTTTTGTTTCCTGCGTGGATGATGGGCAAGAATCCTAGTATGAAGATCATTCAGGCGACTCACACGACGGAGTTGGCGGTAAACTTTGGTCGTAAGACTAAGAATCTTTTGGACACGGACGAGTATAAGGGTGTGTTTCCTCACGTTAAGTTAGCGGCGGATTCGAAGGCTTCTGGTCGGTGGGACACGAGTGCTGGTGGGATGTATTATGCTGTTGGTGTTGGTTCTAACTTAGCGGGTCGTGGTGGTGATTTAATTATTATTGACGATCCACATTCTGAGCAGACGGCTATGAGTACGAATGGTTTTAACGATGCTTGGGATTGGTACACTGGGGGCCCTCGGCAGCGGCTTCAGCCCGGAGGTTCTATAGTTTTGGTACAGACTCGGTGGTCTGAGAAGGACATGACGGGTCAGTTGTTACGGGGTATGGCTAAGGACCCTTTGGCGGATCAGTGGGAGGTTGTAGAGTTACCTGCTATTTTTGAGGACGGTACGTCTTGTTGGCCTGAGTATTGGAGTATTGAGGATTTAACCGCGGTTAAGGCGTCTATTCCTCCTATGAAGTGGAATGCTCAGTACCAGCAGAATCCTACTGGTGAGGAGAACGCGATTGTTCCTCGGGAGTGGTGGCAGCGTTGGGAGAGTGAGCGGGTCCCTAACTTGCAGTATGTGATACAGAGTTATGATACTGCGTTTAGCAAGCGGGAGAGTGCTGACTACAGTGCTATTACGACGTGGGGTGTATTTTATCCTGAAGAGGCTGGGGGTCCTCCGGCGTTAATATTGTTGGATAGTAAGAAGGGTCGTTGGGATTTTCCTGAATTAAAGCGGATTGCTTTTGACGAGTACCAGTTTTGGGACCCTGACACTGTAATTGTGGAAGCGAAGGCGAGTGGTATGCCTTTAACTCAGGAGATGCGGCAGGTTGGGATTCCGGTTGTAAATTTTACGCCGAGTAGGGGTAATGACAAGGTTACGCGGTTGCACAGTGTTAGTCCTTTATTTGAGGCTGGTATGGTGTATGCTCCTGACAAGACTTGGGCGGACGAGTTAATTGAGGAGATGGCTGCGTTTCCCAACGGTGAGTTTGATGATTTAGTTGACAGTGCTACACAGGCTTTGATGAGGTATCGTCAGGGCAATTTTGTGCAGTTGCCAACAGATGATTGGCAAGATGAAGAAACATCTGCTAGGGTACACGCATATTATTGACGGAGACGGCTATGGCTATTGGCGGATTGATGGATACGAACGTACCAAGTCAGCTTGACGAGGACGATTTACGCGCTGAGTTGGAGATAGAGATACCTGATTCTGGTGCGGACCCTATGTTGTATGCGGTAGATTCTGACGTGGAGATAGAGATTTCTACGGAGGATGACGGCGGGGTTACGGTAGATTTTGATCCTGAAGACATGCGCGGTGAGGGCGGAGATTTTTACGCTAACTTGGCGGAGGAGATGCCGGACCGCGAACTTAGTCGCATTGGCAGTGACTTAGCGGGTGAGTTTGATGCTAACAAGGCTGGTCGTCAGGATTGGGAGGATGCGTATACGGATGGTTTGGAGTTGTTGGGATTTAATTACGAGGAGCGCACTCAGCCGTTTCGTGGTTCCAGTGGTGTAACGCATCCGTTGTTGGCGGAAGCTGCTACGCAGTTTCAGGCTCAGGCGTTTAATGAGTTATTGCCTGCGGGTGGTCCTGTACGGACGCAGGTTATGGGTGAGGAGACACATGCCAAGGCGGATCAGGCCAAGCGGGTTCGTCAGTTTATGAATTACTACATTACGAATGTCATGGAGGATTACACTCCTGACATGGATCAGATGTTGTTTTATTTACCGCTTGCTGGCAGCACGTTTAAGAAGACTTATTATGATGAGGTCATGGACCGCGCTGTAAGTAAGTTTGTTCCTGCACAGAATTTGGTTGTTCCGTATGATACTTCTGATTTGGATACGTGTCCGAATATAAGTCAGCTTATACGGATGGATTTAAATGATTTGCGTAAAAAGCAGCTTGCGGGGGTTTATTTAGATATAGACGTAATACCTGCGCAGGGTGATGTTACGGATGTTGATTCTGAGATAAACCGGATTGACGGCATTGAGCCTTCGCAGATTGATTACGACTGCACTTTGTTGGAGTGTCACGTTGATTTGGATTTAGAGGGTTATGAGGATTTAGACGAGGGTGGTGAGCCTACGGGCGTTAAGGTTCCTTACATTGTTACTATATCTCAGGACAACGGTCAGGTTTTGTCTATTCGGCGTAATTACCGTGAGGACGATCCGGCTAAAAAGAAAATTGCATATTTCACGCACTTTAAGTTTTTACCGGGATTTGGGTTCTACGGCTTGGGCTTGATCCATACTATTGGTGGATTATCGCGGACCGCGACCAGTGCTTTGAGGCAGTTGATTGATGCTGGTACTTTGTCGAATTTACCTGCGGGGTTCAAGGCCCGCGGACTTCGGATACGGGACGACGATGATCCATTACAACCGGGGGAGTTTAGGGACGTAGATGCTCCGGGTGGTGCTATACGTGACAGTTTAATGCCTTTGCCTTTTAAGGGTCCTGACCGGACGTTGTTTGAGTTATTGGGTTTTGTTGTACAGGCTGGACAGCGGTTCGCGACCATTACTGATATGAAGGTTGGTGACGGTAATCAGAACGCGGCGGTTGGCACGACGATAGCGATGTTGGAGCAGGGTTCGCGAGTCATGAGTGCTGTTCACAAGCGTTTACATTATTCGATGCGTCAGGAGTTTAAAATTTTGGCGCGTGTAATGTCGGAGAGTTTACCGCAGGAGTATCCGTATTCTGTTGCTGGTGACGAGTCGAGCATTATGGCGTCTGATTTCGATGATCGTGTTGATGTAATTCCTGTCAGTAATCCGAATGTATTTAGTCAGGCGCAGCGGATTGCGTTGTCTCAGACTAAGATGCAGTTAGCGGCGCAGGCTCCTGAGATGCACAACATGCACGAGGTTTATCGTGATATGTATGAATCGTTGGGCGTTACGGACGTTGATAGGATAATGAAGGCGGTGCCGGACGACGAACCGCGGCCCTTGGACCCTGCTCAGGAGAACATAAACGCGTTGGACATGATGGAGTTACGTGCGTTTGCGGGTCAGGACCATCAGTCTCATATTATGGCGCATTTAATTTTTGGTTCGACTCCGATGGTTGGACAGATGCCGCAGGTTGCGGTTGCTTTACAGAAGCATGTTTTAGAGCATGTTAAGATACAGGCTGAAGAGGCTGGTATGCAACAGATGCAGCAAGCGCAGGGCGGTGAAGAGGCTCAGATGGAGATGCAGTATCAAGCGGTTGTAGCTCAGTTGATTGCGCAGGGTATGCAGCAGGTTAAGCAGTTGTCTGGACAAATATCTGGTCAGGGCCCTGATCCTCTGGTAAAGCTTAAAGAGAAAGAGTTGGAGATTAAGGCGCAGTCGGAACAGGCGGACAATCAGATTGATCAGGCTAAGTTGCAGTTAGACGCGCAGAACCAACAGATGCGCAGCGAACAGTTCCAACAGCGGCTTGAGAGCCAAGAGAAGCAAACGGACAAGCGCATTCAGAGTGCAATGCAGCGTGAAATGATGAAGCAGAGGAGTCAGTGATGGCTAAAGTAAAATTCCAAGGGGCCCCTGCGGGTCCAACTCCGAAGGCGGTTCCTTACGCTGACATTAAGGATCAGGGCCGTATTCCTTATGGCAAGAGTGCGCCGTTTAAGATACCTACGTCTACATCTATTAAGACGGCCCGTGGTATGGGCGCTGCGAAGCGCGGCGGCAAATACATTGCGTGTGTCTGACGGATGCCCCCTGAGTTGCTATGGAGCGGCGGTTTAACGGCGGGTTTGGGCATTGTTGGTTGGTTGTTACGCACGTATGTGTGTGAGGTTCAGCGTATTCAGATACTTTTGAATCGCACTCGGGAAGAGATGGCGAAGGAGTATGTGACTAAATCTGACAACACGACGGACATGAATCGGGTTATAACGCGTTTGGATGCGTTAGACGCTAAGATGGACCGCATGTTGGAGAGGTAGATGATTGATCCTGTAACGGCTTTTGCCGCAGCTAACGCCGCGTTTAAGGGCGTGAAGATGTTGGTTGGTGCTGGTCGTGAGATGCAGGACGTAAGTAAGCAGCTTGGGCAGTGGTACTGTGCGGTTGCGGACATAACCAAGGCAGAGTCTCAGCGTAAGAATCCAACGTGGTTGGATAAGAAGACGCATGGAACCGATAACATAGAGCAGCAAGCTATGGATATCGTGATCCGCAAGAAGACTTTACTGGAAAAAGAGAAAGAAATTAAGTTCATGCTGGACTATAGGTTTGGCTTGGGCACTTACGACGAGATGTTGGGTATGCGGCGCAAGATACGCGCAGAACGGGAGGAAACGGTGTATCGTGCTATGGAAGCCAAGCGCCAGATACAGAATAACATGGCTATTGGTGCGTTAAGTCTTGGTATAATTGGCGTTTTAGGTGGTGGTATTTATTTAATAGTATTGGTTACTCAATGATAAACGCGCTTATTTTGTCTGTAACTCTTGCGGGAGTGGCTAATCCGACGCATGTTCAGTGTCACTTATGGAAACGACTTACAGCCGAAAACGGTCAAAAGATTTGTGTTTATAGGTTTACAGCGGGTTATGGAGGTTTGGGGTATCACTACCCTACGAAAAGTTTTTCCGAGTGTCCGAAGGTTTTTAGTTGTCTTTATGAGAAGAAGGACAAGCGACCTAGCTTGTCGGAAATATTAGATGGCCTGAAAGGAGGTTTCTAATGACTATGGAGAAGTTTTTGGCATGGAAGGTTATGCCTCGGCTTATGATGTTGGTAATGACGGTTATGTATATCAGGGTGATTGAGTGGTTTATGTCGTTACCGCAGGACGTTGTTAGTACGCAAGCTACTGCGCTTACTGCAACCGTAACGGGTGCTATGACGGGTGCCTTCGCCGTATGGTTAGGATCAGAAAAATGATGGCATTATTAGGGAGTTTGCTGGGCTTTGGGAGTTCTTTTCTGCCCGAGGTACTTAGCTATTTTAAGGCTAACCAACAACAAAAGCATCGTATGGAGATGATGCAGCTTGAAACGCAGTTGGCGCAGAAGCGTTCTGAGATGAAACTGGTTGAGTTAGATAAGCAGGCGGATATCGCGGAAACGAAGGGGTTGTATGAGCATGACCGATCTATCGATGCTGGCGGATTTATCAACGGTCTTCGGGGTAGTGTTCGTCCTGTCATTACTTATGCCTTTTTCGGACTGTTCGTAGCTACGAAAGTAGTTATCATGGTTAAAGTAGGGCAGTCGGGCGGCGATTGGACGGAAGCTGTTGAACTTATGTGGGACCCAGAAACAGCCGGACTTATGAGCGCAGTTTTAGCATTCTGGTTTGGAAATAGAGCAATCTCTAAATATGCGGGGAAGTAGTTATGGGATACAAGTTAGGAAAGCGAAGCCTATCAAGGCTAGAAGGTGTCAACGACGATCTGGTAACGGTCGTGAAATACGCTATCGGCGTGACGAAACAAGACTTCTCGGTCATCTGCGGGTTGAGAACAATAGAAGAGCAACGCGCATTGGTTGCAAAAGGGGCCTCGCAAACCATGAAATCAAAACACATTGACGGCAACGCCGTTGATTTGATGGCTTACTGCGACGGAGGGCGTTGGGAACTCAACCTGTATGATGAAATTGCTGACGCCATGAAGGAAGGTGCCGAGGCTGCGGGTGTAAAGCTCCGTTGGGGCGCGGCGTGGACGATAGACGATCTTGGTGCGTGGGATGGAACTGCGGAGAATGCAATGAACAGCTACATTGACATTCGCAGATCACAGGGACGTAGGCCTTTTATCGACGCTCCACACTTTGAAGTTATGTTTTAATGTACGCGTTCGTTCTCATGCTGTATCTCGGCTACGGGAGCGAACGTAAATTAGTTGTGGATGATCTGTATTTTTCCCAGTTAAACGTTTGCAATAGGGTAGCCGAGGCTCTTGTAGAGCGTTACAGCACTCACGGTATAGCGACAGCGGACAGAGCCGTTGCGTATTGTTTGCCAATAAAAATTACGGACGACTCGTTGCACGTTTACTAAAAAACAAGTAGGTTTCCCATATAAGATTAAATGGGAGAATCTGGGAATGGATGAGATACGCGTTGCAGAAGCTGTTTTTCGCGTTATAAGGGAAAGGAGACAGGGCGTTGTCGATCTAATGCAGTACGGCAACGTTAAATCACTAGAGCAATATCGTGAGCTTATGGGCAACTTAGAGGCCCTGAATCATGTGGAACAGGAACTCAAGGGCCTGCTAGATAAACAGGAGCGTAGTGTTGACTAAAGCACATGCAATAGACTTAGCCGCTGCCAAAAAGGGCGTGGCGAACTTAGAAGATGCTTATAAAGAGAAAGTACAGACAACTTTAGACCCTTCGGCGTTGGGTCAATCTCTTTTAGAAAAAATGCCTAGTCCTACGGGATGGCGTCTGTTGATTCTCCCATACAAGGGAAAGGGTCAGACAGAAGGCGGCATATATCTACCGGATAAAGTAGTTGAGGAACAATCTGTGTCTACGCAGGTTGGATATGTCTTGAAGGTCGGGGAACTGGCGTATCAGGACGGGGACAAGTTTCCAAATGGTCCGTGGTGCGCGAAGGGTGATTGGGTAATGTTTGCTCGTTACGCTGGTTCGCGGTTCAAGATCGACGGTGGCGAGGTCCGTATTCTTAATGATGATGAGGTTTTGGCTAAAATCTCTAATCCTGAAGATATTTTGCATTTCTAGGAGAAAAAAATGGCAGAAAATGATCAAATTGAGTTAGAACTAGAGAGTTCTGAAGAAACGGAGGTTTCGGTAGAGCCTAACGTTGACGCGGACTCGGGGGATCAGTTCGAACAAGCGGAAAGCGCCACGCAATCGCGCATAAATCGTCTTACAAAGAAGATGCGAGAGGCTGAACGTCGTGAAAATGAGGCTTTGAACTACGCAAAACAGGTTCAGGCCGAGGCAAATTCGTTAAAAGAGCGTATGTCCAGCTTGGATAACAGTTACGTTAACGAATATACCACGCGTGTAGAGACACAGCTTGCTCAGACTGAAAAAGAGATGGCCCGTGCTATGGAGTTGGGCGATACTCAGGCTGCGGTAGAGGCTCAACGCAAGCTAACGTCGCTATCTATAGAGAACGACAGGGCTTCTCAGGCTAAAATGCAGCAAGAGCGTCAAAAAGAGGCCGCGTCACAACAACCACAACAACAGGCTCAACCGCAGCAACAACAGATGCGCCGTCCTGACCGAAAGGCCGAGGATTGGGCAGAAAAGAACGAGTGGTTTGGTCAAGATGAGGCCATGACTTTTGCGGCTTTTGGAATCCACAAGAAGTTGGTGGAGGAAGAAGGGTTTGACCCGCAGAGCGATGACTACTATACTGAATTAGATCAGCGCATTTCTGAAAAGTTCAGAACGCCTGCAAATAACGCCAGTAGACGGCCCGCACAGACGGTTGCTGGAGTTTCAAGAAGTACCTCTGGGCGCAGCACTGGAAAGAAGGTTAGACTCACTCCTAGCCAAGTCGCAATAGCGAAAAAATTGGGTGTGCCACTAAGCGAATACGCGAAATACGTGAAGGATTAAGGCTATGACAGACAGAACTCCTCGCGCTAACAAAACTAGGGAAAAGACGGCTGCGCGTAAGCCGTGGGCTCCCCCGTCTATGCTAGACGCACCGCCTGCACCGGAAGGTTACAAGCACCGTTGGATTCGTTCAGAAACTCGGGGCTTTGATGACACGAAGAACATTAGCGCCAAGATGCGCGAAGGTTGGGAACTTGTTCGTCAGGACGAATACCCTGACTTTGAGTCTCCGGTAGTTGAAACAGGTAAATATGCGGGTGTGTTTGGGGTTGGCGGATTGATGCTGGCTCGTATCCCAGAGGAAACAGTAGCGGAAAGAACGGCTTATTTCTCAAGTAGGAATAGGGACCAGATGGACGCGGTTGACTCTGACATGTTACGAGAGAATGCACACTCTACCATGACGATCACTAAACCTGATCGTCAATCTCGTGTAACCTTTGGTGGACCTAGAAAGAATTAGCTCCACCTTTAATGGAGAAAGATAATGGCGAATACAGAGACGTCTTATGGTCTTCGTCCGATAAGCAGGCAGGGTTCTTCTGCTTCTTCTACGGGCATGACTGAGTATCGTATCGCATCTGACAACTCTAACCCTATCTTCAACGGCATGGCGGTTATTCCGTTAGCTGGTGGTGTTATTGACGATCTGCAAGCTGCGGCTGGTGGTAACGTTTCAATAGCAGGGGTTTTTGGTGGATGTGAGTACGTTTCAAGCACTACCGGAAAACCAGTGTTTTCTAACTTCTGGCCCGGATCAGGCGCTGACAGCGACTTTCCCGTAAGGGCTTTCTTGTATGACGATCCTAATCAGTTGTTTCGGATTGCAACATCTAATGTTGTATCTGCGGCAAATACTGAAGCAGAGATTCGTGCGGCGGTTTTTGCAAACATCGCGTTTGCAACAGGTAACAGCGGTTCGACTTCTACTGGATTGTCTTCAGCTACGGCTGACTTGAACACAATCGCAACCACCAACACTTTGGCTCTCAGAATTATGGGTATCTTAGACGATCCTGCTAATAATGACTTCACAAGTGCGGGTATCCCTCTCATTGTTCGTATAAACAACCACTTCAATGCGCCTACGGGCTCTATTGCGGCGGGCACTGTTTCTACGACAGGCGTATAAGGAGCTTAAATTATGGCTATTTCTCGCGCACAACTAGCGAAAGAGCTAGAACCGGGACTGAACGCATTGTTTGGGCTTGAGTACGGACGTTACGAAAACGAACATAGCGAAATCTTTGAAGAAGAAAGCTCGGATCGGGCCTTCGAAGAAGAAGTTATGCTCGGAGGTTTTGCAACGGCACCTGTAAAAAGTGAAGGCGGCGCGGTTTCTTTTGACGATGCTCAAGAGACATATACTGCACGTTATTCCCACGAAACCATTGCGCTTGCGTTCTCTATCACAGAGGAAGCAATCGAAGACAATCTTTATGATCGTCTGGCTTCGCGGTACACTAAAGCGTTGGCTCGTTCGATGGCTACGACAAAGCAAATCAAGGCTGCGTCTATCCTGAACAACGCGTTTTCAACGGGTGCTAATGCAATAGGTGACGGCGCAGCGTTGTGTTCTTCGGCTCACCCTTCGCTGTCCGGCAACCAGCGAAACTTGCTGTCTACAGCGGCTGATCTTAACGAGACTTCGTTGGAGCAAATGTTGATTGACATTGCAGGGTTCACTGACGAGCGTGGTTTAAAAATCGCGGTTCGTGGTACGAAGCTCATTATTCCAAAAGAGCTTCAGTTCATTGCAGAGCGGGTTATGAACTCCAATCTGCGTAGTGGCACTGCGGACAACGACAACAACGCGATGAAGAACATGGGCATGTTGCCAGAAGGAGCGGTTGTAAACCACTTCCTTACTGACACAGACGCGTTCTTTATTAAGACGGATGCCTCTAACGGCTTCAAGTACTTTAACCGTGCTGCGATCAAGACTGCTATGGAAGGCGATTTTGATACGGGCAACATGCGGTTTAAAGCGCGTGAGCGTTACTCGTTTGGCGTATCAGATTGGCGTTGCGTCTTCGGAACACCCGGAGCGTAAATCACGCACAATCTTGTGTTTTAAGGGGCAGCTTCGGTTGCCCCTTTCTTTTTGTTTAAATATTGTGTATTCTTTTGTTATCCCTGACAGGCGCATGATGTGTCTGACACTAGCCACGACAGGAGTATAACATGGCTAATACAACTTTTTCGGGTCCGGTTCGTTCCGAAGGCGGATTTCAAGTCGTTTCCAAAAACGCTACTACGGGCGCACTTACCACTGTTGCAAACACCGCTTCTACAGGAATTGTTACTAACAAGTATGTAAAGCATGTTGGTTTTGCCACGGGAGTTACAGTAAACACTACTGCGGGTGATAGCCCTACGATTGGTGAATTTACACAACCAGCAAACACAATCATTACGGACATTAAGATCTTTTGTGATACGTCGCCTGTAATCGGCACGGGAGATATTGGTTATGAGGTTGGGACTTCTAGCTCTGGCGCACAGATTGTTGCGGCTCAGACTGATGAAATCTTAGACGGCGGTACAACTGTTGTTGAGCATAACGTAACTGTAACCTCGTTGGTTTTGCAAACTCAGGACGGCACTACTGCTCCGGCCTCGGTTCAATACACTTCGGCAGAACGTACAATCTTCTGTAACATCACCAACACGGTTGACGCCACTACCGCGGGTTCGTTTACGTTCATCATTGAGTATGTGCAGATTGCATAAATAGGAGCGTGATATGGCAGATGCTGTAACGTCACAGACACTTATCGACGGCGGCAAACAAGTCGTTATGAAATTTACAAACGTTTCTGACGGAACGGGTGAGAGTGCTGTAACCAAGGTTGATGTTTCCGCGCTAGAGGCCAGCGTTGATGGTGACACTTGTACAGGTGTTGTTATTGAACGCATTTGGTGGCAGTGCATTGGCATGAAAGTTAAGATACTGTTTGACGCAAGCACTGACGCGTTTTGCATTGAACTGGGTGAAAACCAAAGTGGTGACCACGATTATACTTCTTTTGGCGGCTTAACTAACAACGCGGGCAGCGGAAAAACAGGTGATATTAACTTTACTACAGTTGGACACTCTAGTGCGGACACCTACACGATAATTTTGTACATGCGTAAGAAGTATGACTAACGGCAAGATGCCTGCGCGAAACAAAAAGAATTTCCGCTCCACTAAATCTGGGGCGGGAATGACTGAACAGGGTGTAAAAGCCTACAGGGCTAAAAACCCCGGATCAAAATTAAAAACGGCGGTTACAGGCAAGGTTAAAGCGGGCAGCAAAGACGCCAAACGGCGTAAATCTTTTTGTGCAAGGTCCGCGGGTCAGATGAAAAAGTTTCCAAAGGCGGCTAAAAATCCAAACAGTCGCTTACGCCAAGCTAGAAAAAGGTGGAAGTGCTGATGTCTTATTCTCGAAAATCTAAGGGCGCTTCAAAGAAATCTAAGGGTAGCAAGATTTGTCCTGCGGGAAAAGCTTGGGCTCAAAGAACCTTTGATACATACCCTTCGGCATACGCTAACATGGCTGCATCTAAATATTGCAAAGACCCGAATTATGCCAAGGGAGCCAAAGGTAAGAAGAAGGCGTCAGCGTAATGGGTGCTTTAAAAGATTGGGTAGACCAAGATTGGGTTAGGATTGGGACAGATGGAAAGATTAAAGGTAAATGTGGCACTTCGAAAGATAAGAAGAACCCTGACCGATGCTTGCCTCGGTCTAAAGCGGCTTCTCTTTCCCAATCTCAAAGAGCTTCAACAGCTCAGAAGAAAAAACGAGAAGGCTCTAAAGGTAAAACAAACGTTAAAAACACCAAAGCCGCTGAAGTTAAATATGCAAGGTTTGGCGGAGAAATATCCCGCAAAAGGCCCGCGCCGAAAAAAATGAACGGCGGGGGCGTTGTGGCTAGGGGGTGCGGCATGGTTTTATCTGATAGAAGAAAATTCACTACAGGTTCTGTAAGCTCATAAGGAGACTAAAATGGCTGTTAAGAAAAAGAAGAAGGCAAAGGGTTACGCGGCGGGCGGAAAAGTACGTCGCATGTCTAAAGGTGGAGCGATGGGTGGCAAAATGCCTCGTCGTATGTCGAAGGGCGGAGCGATGGGTGGTAAGATGCCCCCTAAAATGATGGGCGGTGGTGCTTCTATGACGTTGCCTCAACTTAGAGCCGCAGCAAAACAACGCGGCATGTCGCTTTCGCCTATGAAGAAAATGGCAAAGGGCGGCAAGGTTAAAAAATAATCTATGGCATATCTGTATTCTAACGTGCCTTATTTTAAGGCATGGGTGAGGCGTGAGTACACACACAATCATCAAAAGTATCATGGCGAGTTTTTACACGCTATGGTGATAGGCGTCACAACGCTGCCCAATAGGTGCTTGAGTTTTCAGATAATGTTTACGGGCAGTGCTGCGGAGGGAGAGGACGAGGACGAAGTTCATGGCGGTGCTATGTGGGCGAGAATGCCTATAACGGCGCTGGTTGGAGATATACCGTTGGAAGAATGGCCTGAACCTATGGAGACTTATGCCGCGCAGCCTTGGGATTGTGCGTCTCACCATCATTCAGTGTTTGTTATGGATAGAACCACGCCCTGCCCTTGGTTGGCAAAAATAAACGGTGAAATGTATCCAGCTAAATATTTATTTACGGTAGATTATACGGAAAGCGAGATAGCGGACGATCCTGCGCAGCATAAGCAGAGTCATGTTTTACAACTTTTAGAAGCGGGGAGTTGGACAGGAAATATAGTGGCTTTACCCAACAACCGCGTTAGAGTTACGCATCCCGCATGGTTTGTTACAGGCGAGGGTCCCCCGGACTTCAAGCCATCTCAGCATGTACATTACTCTAAATCTGACTTAGACTACACCTTAGACGTTAATCGAATATTCGACAATCTATACAACGAGGAATGACATGACAGTTTCTAGCAGCGTAGATTTTGAGTTAGATGTAGCCGAGTACATTGAAGAGGCTTTTGAACGCTGTGGTTTGGAGGTTCGAACGGGTTACGACCTTAAAACAGCCAAGCGGTCTTTAAATTTAATGTTGGCAGAATGGGCTAACCGCGGCTTAAACCAATGGACTATTTCTCAAAGAACCACGACCCTGACACAGGGGACGGGAGAATACGCTTTATTGCCAGATGTTATTGATATTCTATCTGCGGTAATCCGCAGGGATGATATTGATTACTCTTTGCTTAGACTGAGTAGAGAAGAGTATCAAACTATACCAGAGAAATCCTCTCAAGGGCGACCTAATCAATTTTTCTTAGACAGGCAGGTTACTCCTAGCTTAAAGCTCTGGCCTACACCGGAAAACTCTACAGATGTTGTGTTTTACAACGCTCTTACTCGTATGGATGACGCCGACACTTACATTAACACTGTAGACATGCCGTTTCGGTTTTACCCGTGTTTAGCTGCGGGATTAGCGTATTACATTTCTATAAAGCGGGCCCCGCAACGCGTTCAGTTGTTAAAGGCGGTGTATGAAGAAGAGTTTGAACGAGCTATGACAGAAGACAGGGACAGAGCTTCGTTTAACGTAGTTCCTCAATACCAGTACTTTAGGACAGGCTGATGGGTAGGTTTGCTAGCGGTAAAAATGCTCTTGCGATATCAGACCGTTCTGGTTTTCGATACAGATATAGAGACATGCGACGAGAATGGAATGGGTTGTTAGTTGGCAAGGACGAGTTTGAGCCTAAACAGCCACAGCTAGGTCCGTTTAGAACGGTTTCTGATCCACAAGCCTTAAAAGACGCTAGGCCGGAGCAAAACCTTGCGGAGATAGACGCTATTGAGTATGGATTTGACCCTGTAGGTTATCGCGGGGATGCTCTGGGTTTAACGGGCAATAGACTAAAGGCTGAAGGGTCTGTAGGAGAGGTCACGGTGACAACATGAGCTACACATATACAACTCTGAAACAGGCTATAAAAGATTATACTGAAAACGACGAAACTACGTTTGTTAATAATCTTCCCGTATTTATTCGTAATACAGAAGAGCGTATTTTAAAAAACGTGCAGTTAAGCTTGTTTCAGCGTAACGCCAGTGGTGTTATGAGTAATGCAAACAAGTTTCTTACTTGTCCATCTGACTTTTTAGCTCCGTTTTCGTTGTCCTACACGGATTCTAGCAGTAACCAAGTATTTTTAGATTTTAAAGACTCAAACTTTATACAATCTTTTAACCCTAATTCTGCTACTACGGGCTCTCCCCGATATTACGGTCAGTTTGACGTTGAAAACTTTATTTTAGCGCCAACGCCAAACAGTGGGTACGCGGTAGAACTGCAATATTACTACAGACCAGCAAGCCTGACTGTTAGTACGTTTACATTAACGATGACCAGCGTAAGTGGCACGTTTACGACTTTGGACACTATTACTGGATCGTCCAGCGCACAGTCTACAACGGTTAATGCGGTTCCGTCATCTACAACGTTGACAGTAAAAATACCTGCGGGGGACTTTGCGATAGGAGAAACCTTAACGGGTAGCTCTAGCGGAGCAACGGGAACCTTGTCTTCTATTGGAAGCGACACAACCGAATCATGGCTTAGTGAAAACGCAGAAGTGGCTTTGCTTTATGGTAGCTTGATGGAAGCCTACGTGTTTATGAAGGGCGAACAAGACTTGCAGGTTTTATATGAAAAACGTTTTGGTGAAGCGATTATGGGTCTTAAAATGCTTGGTGAGGCTAAAGAAGTTACTGATGAGTACCGTACGGGTCAGATCGTAAGGGCTAAACAATGAACAGCATGTCTTTTGGAGAGTTCAAGGTTGACGTTCAAACAACCAATAATCGTGGTGCCACTCCTGAAGAGGTGGCGCACCGTTGTGTTGGAAAAATTGTTGCTTTTTCGGAAGACGCTCATCCCGCGTTAAGAGATCAAGCGATAGCCTATAGGGATAGTATTGAAAAGCTGTTAGTGATCTATATGAAACAGGCTATCCAAAGTGACCGTACTACGGTATATAATGCGATTAAAGAAGCGGGGCATCCCACGTTAGCCGAATATATAAGGAAAATGTAAATGGCGTTCTCAGGCAACTTCATGTGTACATCTTTTAAAAAAGAATTGATGACAGGCACACACAATTTCACCGCAGCAAGCGACCAATTTAAAATGGCTTTGTACACAAACAGCGCCAGCTTTACCGCAGCAACCACTGCTTACACCAGTAGCAACGAAGTTACGGGAACAAATTACACTGCGAAGGGTAATTTCCTAACAAGCGTAACGCCAACAACTAGCGGCACAACGGCGCTTACAGACTTTGCAGATGAGGTGTTTTCCAACGTAACAATCTCTTCTGTAAGAGGTGGGTTGATCTATAACGAAGCGGCTAGTGGCGACCCGTCTGTGGTTGTCTTAGACTTTGGAGCGGACAAGGGCGCAAGCTCTGGTGACTTTACTATTGTTTTTCCTACAGCGGACGCAAGTAACGCAATTATACGGATAGCATAACATGGCAGTTGTTCTTGGAAATCGTGCAAAAATGTCCACCAGCACCACGGGCACTGGAACGATTACCTTGGGCAGCGCCCTGTCAGGGTATCAGACCTTTGCACAAGCTGGCATAACTAATGGTCAGACGGTCAGGTACGCGATAGAAGACGGCACTAACTTCGAGATAGGAAGCGGTGTTTTTACTTCTAGCGGAACAACGCTTACGCGAAATGTTACGGAAAGCTCTAATTCTGACAGTGCTATTAGTCTTAGCGGTAGTGCCGAGGTGTTTATTACTGCGTCTGCGGCGGATATATTTGTTAATGATGGGGCTACCTCGTTAACTACGACAGGAACAATTACCGCTGGCGGCAATGTAGCAATTTCAACGGGTGTTATTGACCTAAAGAACGGTGGATCACAGTCTGTTGTTAAGTTCTATTGCGAGTCAAGCAACGCGCATTATGCTGAGATAAAAGCTCCCGCTCACGGATTGTTCAGCGGAAACGTGACATTAACACTTCCCGCGACTACAGATACAATCGCAGGGATTGCCGCAACGCAGACGTTTACAAACAAGACGCTTACTGCGCCTAAAATTAATGAAGATGTAGCAGTAACCTCAACAGCTACTGAACTTAATATTCTTGATGGGGTTACAACCACCACTGCCGAAATTAACCTAATAGATGGTGGTACAGCTAGGGGAACCACAGCGGTAGCAAGCGGTGACGGCATTTTAATTAACGATGCTGGCACCATGCGTATGACCAACGTAGACACGGTATCTACTTACTTTTCTAGTATTAGCGTAGGCGGCGGTAATATTGTAACTACTGGCGCGTTAAACTCAGGGTCTATTACATCTGGCTTTGGCGCAATAAATAACGGTTCAAGCAACATTACCACAACAGGCGTTGGAACTTTTGGGTCTTTAGACATTAGCGGCAATATAGACATTGATGGAACGACCAACCTTGATGCTGTAGATATTGATGGCGCAGTTCAGCTAGATGCTACATTAACGGTAGGCGTTGATGATACGGGATACGATGTAAAGTTCTTCGGAGATGCGGCTAGTGCGTTTATGCAGTGGGATGCAAGCGCAGACGATTTAATTCTCGGTGGTGCAGCGGGTCTTATTGTTCCTGAAGGTCAGTTCACTTTAGGTTCTACCGCAGTTACGTCTACTGCGGCGGAATTAAATTTAGTAGATGGCATATCTGCGGGAACAGTTTCGGCAAGTAAGGCTGTAATTGTAGACAGCAACAAAGATTTAACAGGTGGTAGAAATCTTACTATCTCCGGTGAGCTAGACGCGGCTACGTTGGATATTTCTGGCAACGCAGATATTGATGGAACGTTAGAGACAGACGGGCTTACAGTTGGTGGTGTTGCGGCTAAAGTCGCAGGCAAAGAAAGCATTTATGTTCCTGCCACTGCTATGTATCCCAGCACGACCAATCCATGTTCTGATTTAACGCAAGTCGAGACAACGGCTCTTCGCCCTGATCTTAAAGTGTTGGACTTTGCTGATGGTGCCGATGATTTTGCTCAGTTTAGTGTAGCGTTTCCTAAGAGTTGGAACGAAGGCACTGTTACGTTTCAACCTTTCTGGACGGTAACGGGGACAAATACAGGCACGGTAGCATGGCAATTAGCGGGTGTGGCGATAACAAGCGATGAAAGCATAAATACAGCTTTTGGTACTCAGGTAGCAACAACGGCGTTGGCCTTTTCTGGTACGTCAAATGATTTGATGGTAAGCGCAGAAAGTGGTGCAGTAACAATCGCGGGAAGTCCCGCAGCGGCGGATATGTGCTTCTTTCAAATAAACAGGGACATTAGCGCGGATACTCAGACGGGAGATGCTCGGTTATTGGGTGTTAAATTGTTATTTACGACTGATGCAGCGAACGATGCGTAGGGGATAAAATGTCAGGTTTTGGTTATAACGTCTTAGGTTTTGGGGCCAACGCTTCTAGTGCTGCTGGCGGGGCATCAGACGATCAGTTCAATCGTGTTAGTTTTCTTAGTCATTTTGACGGTGCTAACAACGGTGTAAACAATGTGTTTGATGATAGCTCTACATCTAACCACACAGTCACGGCTGCTGGCAATGTAACCCAAGGCTCCTTTGGGCCATTTGCTCGGCCAGATGGTGAATGGGCTGTGTCGTTTGATGGTGGAAGTTATGTAACTAGCAATTATTTGCAAGTAGCTGCAAGTTCTGACTTTGACTTTGGCACTGGTGATTTTACTGTTGAGCTATTCTTTTTTAATAGGGCATATGGGGCATATTATGACTATTTAGTTACGTTTGGGAATGATGTTGGTGCAACAACTTCTTTTGGAATATATCTTGACAATGGAACAAACATTAATTTGTGGAACAATGGAGCAATAGCTAGTTCAACGTCCTACAATAAAAATCAGTGGTATCATCTAGCAGTTGTTAGAGCCTCTGGTACAGTTAAAGTTTATTTAGACGGCAGTGAAATAAAGTCAGCTAGTCTTTCAAGTGATATATCAAGCCCCGGAGGAATGAATGTTGCGAATTGGCGATTATCTGGTGATGGTCAATATTTTAATGGGATAATTAGCAACCTAAGAGTAGTCAAAGGAACAGCAGTTTATACAGGAAACTTCACTGCACCTACAAGCAAACTGACTGCTATTACAAATACTGTTTTACTAACCTGTCAATCAAACAGGTTTGTTGATAACTCTGCAACAGGCCACACTGTAACACCGTATGTAATACCAGCCGTAACATCATTTGGCCCATTCCTGTCCAGCGCAGTGTATGACCCTGCGATAAACGGCGCATCTGCTTACTTTGATGGGACAGCCGATGCTCTAAGTATTGCTGCTTCGCCTATTTCTGCGTCTGGAAACTTTACTTTAGAGGGTTGGGTATACCCTAATACTACATCAGAATCCGGGGTTGTTGGACAATATCAAGGCCGTAGTACGGGCCGCATGATAATCACTACAAATGCTGGACTGTTAATATTTTTTCAAAACGGTGTAACGGGAGGTCAGGCTACGGTAGCCCCGAAGCAGTGGGCGCATTTTGTTTTGCAGAGAACAGGCAGCAACATAGCTTTTTATGTAAACGGTACAAGAATACTGAATAATTCTGCTGGTAATATAGCACAAGATTATCTTGTAATTGGGACAGAAGATGTAAACTCAGGCAATTACCCAAATACTATGGACGGCTATATTTCAAACATTCGTATTACATCGTCAGCAGTGTATTCTGAGGGTACATCTATAACTGTTCCAACCGCACCGTATTCAACGGTTACGAATACAAACTTCCTGCTCAACATGGCAGATGGACAGGCGATTGACAGTGCTGCTCAAAATAATCTGAACTTGTTTGGCACAGCCAAAACTAGCACGGCACAATATAAGTTTGGCACTGCGTCTTTGCTTTTGGATGGTAACAGTGACTATGCAACATTCCCAGAAAATGGGGCAAACGACATTGATGGTGGAGGTAACTGGACTGTTGAGTTTTTTTGGAGGTTCGTAAATAAAACGTCACCAGCATATCAAGAACTTATAACTAAAGGCAACGGCTTTCAAATATATACAAGTAGCGGGTCGTTATCTTTAGCTTTATCATCTAATAATTCAAGTTATGATATAGCCAATGCTACAGGTGGTACAACATTGGATAATGACGTTTGGTATCATCTTGCCTTGGTAAAAAATGGAACCTCTTACAAATTATATTTGAACGGCACTAGTGATTTATCCGTTACATCCTCTTCAAACTTAGATACGGGTGGTTTTCCTTGGTTTCTAGGCACTCTCAGAACTGCTGAAACTACTTACCCTTCCAACGGATATATGGATGAAGTTCGTATAAGCAAGTTTGCTCGTTATACAAGCAATTTCACAGCACCGACAGAACCATTTGCAGATAAAGGACAATAGACATGATGATAGCACAATTAAGTGGCAGTACGATTGTTGCGGTTGGGGATCACACTGCGTTGTTTCCAAATACACGTTTTTACAAAGGTGGCCCAGACTCAACGTGGATGGCTAATCACTCCTGCGTAGATGTAGTGAAGTATTTAGCTTATGACCATGCCACGCAGAAGAGCGAAGTTGTTACGCCATACTTACAAGATGGCAAGGTGTACACGCGCCGTGTTGTAAACATGACCGACAGCGAAAAGACTGCTTATGTTGCAAGTCAAAACGCAGCGGCAGCGCAGCGCAATCGTGATGAGCGCAATAGGCGGTTGGCTAATTGTGATTGGGTAGTGACCAAGGCATTAGAAGCAGGTGGTTCTGTACCGTCTGCTTGGTCAACGTATCGCACCGCCCTGCGAGATATTACCACACACGCCAACTGGCCCAACCTAACAGGGCCAAATATGGACGGTAGCGGGGGCGATTGGCCCACAGAGCCTAGCTAATGTTAGGGTTTGCCCCACTAGCTAATAACTCCATAGCGGGGTTTGGCAATATTCCTGTAGATACCGCTGTAACGGGCGTGGCAGGAACAGGGGCTGTTGGAACTGTTGCAGTTGGCGCGGTAGTTACGGTTACGGGACCATCTGCGGGAACGGCCTCTGTTGGTACAGCCACTTCGGTTGGTGACGCTAATGCTAACGTGACAGGTCTTTCGGCTACGGGTTCAGTTGGATCAGTTCTTGTTTGGGGTGAAATCACACCCTCGCAAAATTCAAACTTCTCTGCTATAACTCCCTCACAAACACCGTCTTGGACGGACATTGCGGCATAGGATAATGACATGGCTAGTACATATGTAAACGATCTAAGGCTAGAAGAGATTGGTACTGGCGAAGCGTCTGGTACGTGGGGAACTAAAACAAACGTAAATTTAGAACTTATTGGAGAAGCGTTTTCCTACGGCTCTGAAGCTATAGCAAATGCGTCTACACACACTATTACAATGGCTGACGGCACCTCAGATCAAGCCCGTTCATTCTACCTTAAATGCACTGGTGGTGGTCAAGCCTGTACGGTCACACTGGCACCTAACACTGTGTCTAAGGTTTGGATGATTGAAAACGCTACCAGCGCAACGCTAACTTTTTTTCAAGGATCAGGGGCCAACGTTGCAGTAGCCGCTGGCGAAGTTAAGATGATTGCAACGGATGGTCAGGGTTCAGGGGCCGTTGTTTATGATTTGTTGACAGACGTTAACTTGGCGGGAACCACGGCTCTTGCAACTTTAAAGCTCGGTGGCACAACGGTTACTTCCACCGCTGCGGAACTAAACATATTAGATGGAGTTACGTCCACCGCTGCGGAGTTAAACATATTAGACGGTGTGACAGCTACTGCGGCAGAGCTAAACTATAACGACACAGGCGCGGCTGTTGGTACGGTTGTAGCGAGTAAAACTGTAACGGCAGACGCTAATAAGGATGTTGCAAGCCTGCGTAATCTTACGCTTACAGGCGAGTTAGATGCCGCTACACTAGATATATCAGGCAATGCTGATATTGACGGCACGTTAGAAGCAGACGTTTTAACGGTTGATGGCGTTGCTGCTAAAGTGGCAGGTTTAGAAACCATATATGTGCCTGCAACAGCAATGTACCCTAACACCACTAGCGGCTGTGCTGACATAGCTCAAGTTGAATTAAGCAATGGTCCTGAATTAAAGTGCTTGGACTTTGATCCAAGTTCCGATGAGAATGCTCAGTTTACCGTGTGCTTTCCCAAGTCTTGGAATGAGGGAACCATTACGTTTCAAGCATTTTGGACAGTCACGGGAACGGATAACGGCACTGTAGCTTGGGGCTTGTCTGGTGTAAGTGTAGCTGACGATGCTTCTATAAACGCTTCTTTTGGAACTAACGTGGTAGCTACGGCAAAAGCATTTAGCGGAACGTCCAACGACATGACTGTTTCTGCGGTAAGCGGCCCCGTTACTGTAGCCAGTGCTGCGGTAGATACGCAGACATACTTTCAAATTATGCGGGACGTTTCTGCGGATAGTCAGGCAGGAGATGCTAGACTTTTAGGAGTAAAACTTTTCTTTACTACAGATGCAAAGAATGATGCCTAATGCCCTTAACAAAGTTACAGTTTAAGCCCGGAATAAACAGGGAAACCACTTCGTACAGTAACGAAGGTGGTTGGTTTGATGGCGATAAAATACGATTTCGCATGGGTTTTCCTGAAAAGATAGGCGGTTGGATAAAGAACTCTGGCAGTGCTTTTTTAGGCACTTGTCGTGCGCTTCATGCTTGGGTGGCTTTGTCTGGTGAAAAATACATAGGCGTTGGAACAACCTTAAAGTATTATATAAGTGAAGGCGGAACATACCACGATATAACACCTCTTAGAGTTGCATCGTCCTCCGTTACCTTTGCGGGGGGAGCCGATACGTTAAATGGAGCCATTACAGACTCGGCACAATCTATAACGTTAAACAGTGCCAGTGGATTTCCTACAGGTGGTGGTCGCATTTTGATTGGCTCAGAACAAATAACGTATGGCGGAGTTAGCAGTGCGACTTTGACAGGATGTGAACGCGGGGTTAACGGAACGACTGCGGCGGCTCATTCTGACAGTGCCTCGGTAACATGTTGCACAATTTCTGTAACAGATGCGGACAATCATGGTGCTTTAGAAAATGACTTTGTAACTTTTACAAATGCAGCAAGTCTTGGTGGGGTGATAACTGCAAACGTTTTAAACCAAGAGTATCAAGTAACGCATGTTGTAAGTGCTACCGTCTTTCAAATTGAGGCTAGGTCTGTTGCATCTATTGAAAGCATTACTACAACCTCTGGATTAAACCCTACTTTTGTTTTTGCTAACACCAGCGATACAGGAAATGGTGGTGGGTCATCAGTTGGAGCGTATCAAGTCAACACGGGATTAGACACCTCTGTTGGTGGTACGGGCTGGGGCGCAGGAACATGGGGTCGTGGAACATGGGACTCAGCGTCAACACTTTCGGCGGGGGGTTCTACCTTGCGTATTTGGAGCCACGATAACTTTGGCGAAGACCTGTTAATAAACGTTCGTGACGAAGGTATATTTTATTGGGACAAGACAAACGGCCTTACAACACGGGCGGTATCTCTTGCCAGTTTAGGTGTAGCGACGGATAACATACCGACTATTGCAAAACAGGTATTAGTTTCAGACAAGGACAGGCACATTATAGCCTTTGGTTGTGACCCAGAAACGGCAATAGGCACACAAGACCCTTTGCTTATTCGTTTTGGCAGTCAAGAAAGCCTAACAGATTGGTCGGCAAAAGCTACTAATACAGCGGGGGATTTGCGCATTGGTTCCGGTTCCGAGATTATAACCGCTGTAGAAACCAGACAACAGATTCTGGTATTTACAGATGTGTCTTTACACGCCATGCAGTTTCTTGGACCGCCGTTTACGTTTGGTATAAACACGGTTTCTGAAAACATTACTACGGCTGGGCCTTTGTGCGCTATTGCGGTAAATGACAACGTATTTTGGATGGGTCGCGAAGAGTTTTATGTTTATGCAGGTGCCGTAAACAAACTGCCTTGCACCGTTAAAGACTACGTTTTTTCGGACTTTAACCAAAATCAAATTGAAAAAGTTATCGCAGCAAATAACAGTTCGTTTTCAGAAATATGGTGGTTTTATCCGTCTGCAAGTAGTGAAGAAAATGACAGGTATGTTATTTTTAATTACGAGCAACAAATTTGGTATTACGGTAATTTGGGCCGCACAGCGTGGATGGATCGTGGGGTAGATGAGTTGCCTATAGCCGCGGGTTCAGATCATTATTTGTATGACCACGAAAGCGGTTTAGATGACGGTAGCACCGCACCAGCTAGCGCCCTAGCTGCAAACATAGAAAGCAGTCAGATAGACTTAGGTGACGGGGATCAGTTTGCTTTCTTGTCAAGAATTATACCAGACATTACGTTCCGCGATTCTACTGCCAACACGCCTACCGCTACGTTTACTTTGGGTGTTAGAAACTTTCCGGGTGGTAAATACTTACATACCGACGAAGATGTAGTATCAAAAACTGCCTCAACGCCTGTTGAGCAGTTTACCAAAGAAGTGCGAACGCGGTTACGTGGGCGGTCGTTTAACCTAAAGGTTGAAAGCACTGCGACAGAAACTACTTGGCGTTTGGGCACTCCCAGAGTCGAAGTTAGACCCGACGGCAGACGCTAATGTCTAGGAATTTAGTTCGCCCGTTCTTTCCGATTCCGCCGCAGGAGTACGATCAGACATACTTTGATGAGGTAATTCGGTCCTTCGCGGTGTATCTGGATCAAATGCAGAACCCCGGAGAAGGCAGGCATACGGCGTTAGTTTTGACCAATTTACAGACGGACGATCAGGGCTTAGAAGTAGGTAGCTTGTATCAAGGGGCTAACTCTGATGGCTTAATGGGCTATGTTAAGATAACCCTAGCGGACATAAGTAGTTTGCGCGGCAACTCGGTTACAGGTTCAGTGGGTGCGGTTACGGTGACAACATGATAAATACATGGAAAAGTTTTAGACGGTCTGATACAGTCCAGATCAAAGGGGCGATGTGATGCAAGAACAGATGTATTTTCCCGAAGGTGGCGTTGGGTCTTTCTTAACCTCTAACATGGATGAAATGCCTGACAACGTGCTTGCGTTTGGTCAGCCTCGCGGCATTAACTCTATGGGCGACGTAGCAAACCGCATGGCTCAGATGGGTCGTAACGGCGATACGGAACTGGCTCACTTACGGCGCGACGAAGTTGTTATGACTGAAGACATGGCCCGCGATCCGCGGATCAGGAACGCTGTGGCGGAGGTTTTTAGTGACAATGATATGGACATGGCGCGTTACACGGTTGGCAACGCGGCTAACTCTGTAAACCCGTACACTGGTAACAGAGAGTTCTTTTTGAAGAAGATCATTAGCGGCGTTAAGAAGATCGTTAAGATGGCTGCGCCTGTCGTTATACCCCTTGCGCTTAACTTTGTTACGGGTGGCGCGTATGGCGCACTTTCAATGGTAGCGCAGGGCGCTATTTCTGGCGGAATTACTTCTTTAGTTCAAGGCGGCAATTTAAAAGACGCCTTGAAGGGCGCGGCAATAGGCGGCTTTGCGGGCGGACTTTCTGCGGGTGTTCAAGGGTTTCAAGGTGCTGAGGGCACCTTTGGGCAAAGGTTTGGCAAAGGTGTTGAGAGTTTTAAAGGCAGTGTCATGGACACCTTTAGAAAGCCTGACGCAGGGTTCATTCTTGGTGAAAGTGCTAAAAAGTTTTCTACGCCTTCGGGAGCAGAAGAAAGAATGAGTACGCTTAGTGCAACCGGAGAACAAAGTGGTGCAAACGCTAGAATAGGTGAAAAATTACCCCTTGAGATGGGTAAAGAAGTTGGACCTGCTCTTCCAAAGGACATTAAACTGGCGGATTATACGACAGACGGTTCTTTTTATAAGAACCCTGAAATAACGCTTGATGCGGCTCGTAAGTATCTAACCGCCTCTGGTACGCCTGTAAACGAGGGAACGCTTAAAATGGTTATGGATCAGGCGTCTGGTGGCTACAAAATTCTACCAACAGTCGGCACTGCTCTCGGCATAGGCGCGTTAGCTGGTGGCTTTAAACAAATACCCGCGGAGAAATTAGAAGACCCTTACGATCAGGAATCGCCGTCCCAAAAACTCTTGGAAGCAAACCCTGAGAAGTATCGCACAGGTGTAGTGGGTGCCCCGTCTTACCGCACTCTGTACGATGTAATGGTGCCCACGGTCCGTCCGCCGATTTATGAGCCCCTCGTTGAGCCCATACAAACCGCGGCCCGCGGCGGCGAAATGGAGAACTTCCCACGCAAAACAGGTTATATAAGTGGCCCCGGAACCGAGACTTCCGACAGCATCCCAGCGATGCTTTCTGACGGTGAGTTTGTAATGAACGCCAAGGCCGTCCGCGGAGCGGGTGGCGGTAGCAGGGAGCGCGGCGTTAGAAAGATGTACGATATGATGAGAGCTTTTGAAGGGGGTGCCGTAGCATGAGTACAACCACTCAATATGTAGTCAATCGCCAAGACCCCGCGATTGAGGCTTACCGTCTGGGTTTACTGGGCGATGTACAAGAATACATTAAAGGTCAGATTGAACGCGGCGACGCACCGCCTGACTATCAGGTTGCAGGGCTAAGTCCCGGTGAACAGGCTTCTATTGCCGCCGCCCAAACAGGCGTGGGCGCGTATCAGCCGTTCCTGACGCAGGGTTCGTCAACCGTGGATCAAGCCACGGGTTTAGTTGGAGATCAGGCCACCGGATATATGGGTGACGCCTCGACGGCGTTGCAAAGCGGTATTGGTGCTTTGGCTGGTACTGGGGCTATGTATGACCCCAACAGTTACCAAGACTTTATGAACCCTTACGAAGATCAGGTAATTGACAACACTCTGGCGGACATTCGTCGTCAGGGTGACATAGCGCAGCGGGGCGTTGCGGCTCAAGCGGTAGGTTCTGGAGCGTTTGGTGGTTCTCGCGGTCAGATTGCACAGTCTGAGCTAGACCGAAACGTTATGAAGCAACAGGCAGACACGGCGGCGCAAATGCGGGCGGCAGGTTTTCAGAATGCGCAGCAAGCTGCGATGAATGCGTTTGAGTCTGGTATGGGTAGACAGCAACAGTTGGGCCAGCTTACCGGACAGATAGGCGCGGGCCTCGGCTCCTTGGGCGCACAAACAGGTGCGTTGGGTCAACAGTTAGGCGGGCTTGGTATACAGCAAGCGGGCTTGGGTGAGATGGGCACAAACCTGAATACTCAAGACATACAGAACCTAATGACTACGGGTGCCACGGAGCGCGGTGTTAATCAAGCGGGCTTGGATGCTCTGCGTCTGACTAACTTGCAGCGTTATACACAGCCTTATCAACAGTATGGCTTCTTGTCAGATATTTACTCTGGCACACCAACAGGGTCTTCAACGCTTACGGCGGCTTCGGCTCCGCAAGTTTCACCCTTCCAAACTGCAATGGGTTTGGGTATAAGTGGATTAGCCGCCGCATCAGGCGCACAACGGGCGGGGTTATTTTAAATGATGAATCGTAGCGTAATGAAGCGTCAGATGTTTAACCGCGGCGGAGCGGCCTCGTTTCCTGATCTGAGCGGTGACGGAAAAGTCACTAGAAAAGATATTTTGATGGGCCGAGGCGTACAAGGCTTGGCAATGGGCGGTCAACCTATGATGCCGCCCGCAGCGCCACCACCAATGGCACCTCCTATGGGAGCAGAGCAAGCTCTCGCGGGCGCGGAGATGCAGGGCCAAGAGATGGGCATGATGGCAGCGGAAGGCGTTATGCAGCAAATTGACGGCGCTCAAGATTACGAAAGCTTGATCGACGGAATACGCGGCAACCAACAGCCCCTTCAAGCGCGGTACGCGGAACTTGGTAGTATTGTTGGTCAGCAAGACGCTATGCAGACGCCCGAGTCGGTTTTGGCACTAACGCAACCAGCCATTATGATGACGGAAGAGGGAGCGGTTAACAGCGGCATTGGTGAGCTAATGCAGGGCATAGCCGGAGATACTTCGATGGCAGGTCAGATGGGGGAGGGCGTCGGTGGTTTGATGATGGCCCAATCGCCGGAGCCCGCGATGGAAGCTCCCATGATGGAGGCGGGCAACACTCCCCCCGTAAATTTTAGGCAGGGTGGGCCGGTAGAGGTCCGAGGATACCAAGACGGAGAAGAAGTTAAAGCTGGCGGAGGACAATCCCTCAATCCTGTTATAACGCAAGCAAAACGTGATGCTTCAGCGTACCAAGATTACTTTGCGGGCGCTATGGACAGGGAAGCGCGGGCCGCGGACCTTGAAGAACAACGTAGAATGTCACAAGCGCAAATGCTGTTTGATATTGCTCAAGCGGGTCTGCAGTTTGCAGGTACTACTGAAGGCGGCTCTATAGCGGAGCGTCTGGCAAATGCGGCTGCGCAAACACAACTTCCGCAGCGGATCGGGGAACGTGCCGCAGGTATGATGGCTGCGAAACGAGAACAACGCGCCGAGGATCGTCAGATGCGTATGGCGGGTCTACAGGCCAGCCTTCAACAGTCGATTGCAGACAAAACTGCGGCAGACGAGTTGGCTTTAGCTCAAGCAAAAGTAAAACCAACGGCTGCGGACCGTCAGACTTTATACAGAGTTACGGCTGATGGAAAAGGTTTAACTGGTGGATTTAAAACGTTTGATTTAACGAACGATGCAGAAAAAGCTGCGTATGATAAGGCTTCAGGTAGCGGAAATTATCGAACAAAAGACACTGCGGGACCTCTTTTAGAAGCCTTTACGGGAGAACTTGTTGGTTTAGACCTTACTAAGGTTGTAGCTAAACAACCTATGCAAGTAGATGGAGTTGATTATGCAGTAGGCGAAGTAGCTTACCTATCAAAGAGAGAACAAGGCGAACAACGTGGGAAATGGGATTTAATTGACGCTGACGTTAAGCTAACAACGCTCTATAAAAAAGGCGAACAACCAAAAACTGTTTTAATGGGTCAACCAAATTCTGCAAAACGCGTTAAGGAGCTTTTGGACAAAGGTTGGAACCAAAGCGAAATCGCTACTCAAACCGCCGCAACGATTGAAATCGAACAGTTTAAAAACAAAAACCGTGTTTCCGCTGCCGAGAAACTGGCGGAGGTTGGTCTTAACCTACTGGAAATTCGTGAGAAGGGTGCGGATCTTCGTCAAAAACGCGGACTTATTGCAACCGAGGAACAAAACCGCGCAGCATTTAACTACTCCAAAGCTTTACAGGATGACCAACAGTTGTTTACCACGGGTCGGGATCAAACTCTGCAAGGTTACAAAGAGTCGTTGGCAACAGATTTGGCTGAAACTAACCGTGCCATGCAGAACCTTAAAAACATGCAGGGTCGAGGTGTGGAGCGGTTACGGGCGACCTTGGCAGAGCGCAGAGACAAGGCTCAAGCTCAATTAGACCAGACTAACGCTCTGGAAATGTTTGATGTTAAAAGTCTGCATGACATACGAACAGCAACAACTGCATTTGACCGACAAAAAGAGTATGCGAGATACTCTGACGCGTTGAGACTTGTTCGAGAAACTGCAACAGAGGGTCGGTTAGAACTGGCTGCAATACGGGCAGAAGATAGAGCTAATGATCGAACACTGGACGAAGAGTCCCGAGCGTTATCGCGAATATTAGCTGAAGAGATACGTGCGGAATCCGCTTTAAACCGACAGCTTGATAAAGTTGCCGCAATGGAAGAGGACTCTACTATAGGGGCGGAGCAACGGGCACTTGCTAGACAGTTGGCGCAAGAAAAACGCGACGAGTTGGCAAAAAAGCGTCAAGAAATACGGGATCAAGGTTATGATATCGCTGCGGAAAAACGTCTACTTCTTACTACTATTGGTGCAGAGGAACGTGCCCTTGGTCGAGAAAACGCTCTTTGGGCTAAAAACCGTTCAGCGCAACTGTCGGACATTATTGCTCGTACAGAAAGAGAACTTTTAGAAGAAAAACGTTTGCGCGGATATGATTTAGATGACGCTGCGCAACAAGAGCTTTACTGGAAAACTCGTCAAAAGATTGAAAACGAATACGCGATAGACGCGGAACAACGGGCTTTGGGCAGAGACTTAGCTAAAGAAGACCGTGTAAGGATAGCAGAAAGAACTCGGTTTGAACGGGACGTTGCGGCTCAAATTGAAAAAGAACTTCGTGCAGTACAAAATCGCGATAACATCCTTGTAAAAGAAATTGACGGTCAGCTTGTTCGCGTAGACAAATCCACGGGAGAAGCTTTGGCGGTTTATGGAACAGCAAAACTTCCTGACCCTGAATATCGTGTGTTTACGTTGCCCAACGCCAACGGTGTTTTAACCAAAACGGTTGCAGATATCTCCGGTCCTCGCGGAAAATCTTTGTTAGAGCAAGTTAACCAAGCTACCGAGGCGGGCATTGCTGGCGCGTCTATGCAAAAAGTGACTACGCAAAGCACCGCGGTCCGCGGGTTTGTAATTCCTAATGAGGGTGTGGTAACTTCTTACGACGGCGTGACATATGTTAACCATGCTGGAGAAATTAAAAATCTTCAAGATGCCGAAGGGGTCTATGAGGTTAACAACTCTGTAGCAAACGAGGTTAACAAACAAGAAAAATACGCCGCTACGGCTATTAGAAAGTTGAAAGAAATTGACGCGGCGCTGGTTCAAGGCATGTCTGTTCCCACCTACGACGCGGCTGGAAACGTTAACGGAAGTAGAATGCTTGACCCTAATGAAGCAGGGCAGACAGTGGATGCTTACGCCGCAGCGCGGTCTGGTACAGGCTTCTGGTCAAAGGTCGGCGCAGGATTAAACGCAGTGTTGTCTGCAATTCCCGGTTCTGAAGATGCCTTTAGGGATTACTTTAAAGAAACGACAGACGCGAGACAGTTTGTTAAAATGGTTCGTGTCATGGGTCGATCCGCGTTATCTTCGTCCCCGAGATTTGCGGTAAGTGACCTTGTAACTACAGAAAAATTGTTTCCAAATGAAGAAGCCTTGTTCAGTAACCCTAAGACAGAGGCGGACAAGCTGGTTACTATTGACAGGTATTTAACCGAGGAAAAACAACGTTTGTTAGGATTGTTTGCTCGTAACGAACCTATGGATAAATCTACTCGAACCATATATTCTCAAAAAATATCTGAGATTGAAAAACTGCAAAACATTTTAGGTCCAATCGTGACTACGGATCAAAGCGCCGCAGCCGCCGTTAATTATGGCGCGGCTCAAGACATGATGCGACAAAGCGTGACAGGCGGCGATAAAGAGGATTAAGCGGGGCACACATGGCGGAAGAACAACAAGTTTCTGGGGAAAAACAGGCGGGGCCCGCAGCGAAAGTGGTTCCGGCGCACCTTACTTTTAGTAAGGAAGAGTTTGATAATCAAATGGAATCGTTTAACGGCAACATCCCTCAGTTTGCTGCTAACATGTCCGCTGTTTTACAGGAACAATATAAAGACCCTGAGTTTTTAACGTACCAAGGTTTAAAGGACGGCACCGCCCCTGTATTTAATTTGTTCCCTAGTTATAAAAACGTTTCTCCTCAAGACAGGCGCTTAACAGACGAACAGATTGTCAGCCTTTTTGCTTTTGACACAGAAGGAAATCCAATACAGGCAGGAACTTTTTTAGAAGGTTTTTCGCGGGAACTTCCCGCTCAAGCGGCCTCTGTTCCCGGTTTTATGGGCGGGTTTTCTGCGGGTCAAAGCCTTGTGGCGGGTGTTCCCCCTGTCACTTTACCTACGGCGGCACTTCGATTTGGTGTACCTTTAATAACAGGCACCTTGGGGGCAATGACAACCTATGCTCTGGGCGAGAAAGTTACAGAGGCTATTGCGGGCGAAGAAAAACCCATGCTTCCGGGTACTGCCGCAGCTTACGAAGCAGGTAAAACAACCGCTGGAGCATTAGCGTGGTTGCCCATGCCCTTTATGATCCCACAAAAATTAAACTTTGGCGTTCAAGCCGTTGAAAGCATGTGGCGATACAAGGGTAAACAAATCCTTACTTCAGGAAAGGGAACAAACTTCGGCTTGAGAATGGCCCGTGGTCTTGAAAACACGGTGGGAAGTTTGGGCAGGGTTGCTCAAGAAGCTCCCAGCGCGTTTTTAAAAGCCGAGGTCGCGGCGGGAGCGGGGGCTACTTTAGGGGCTTACGGCGCTGAAACATATAAACCCGGAGACACAACAACTCGGCTAATTGCAGAATTTGCTGGAGGACTTTCGGTTCCAGTAACCAAAGCCGTTTTGTTTGAACGTATTCCCGCAATGAAAAATGCCTTAAAGGGTATGCTTAAATACGGAAAAGAGGGGAAAGCTCAAGACGCTGCAATGGAGCTTGCAGGTAAAGGCACTAAGGAAATGCGCAGGCAGAATATAAACTATATTCTGGACCTTTTAGAAGACTCCGGTGAGGATGCCGATGCAGTTATAGCGGCGCTTTCTTCTAAAGAATTTGAGGGCATCTTACTTGACCCTGACACAGGTGACCCGATTGAGCTTACAGCAGCACTAAAGTCGGGTTCTCCAACAATACTAGCGTTAGAAAAAGCTCTTGATCGTCTGTCTACGGGATTAGGTAAAGAGCGTGGTTCAGCCAATATACAAGCCACCAGAGCTTTAAGAAATTATGTTATGGCTATGTACGCTTCGGGAGACAAAGAGGCTTTAAGAAACGGAGCCGAGTTAGCCGAGCAAATATTTGAGGCCGACCTTACCAGTGGAATACAACAAGCTGTTGATAATACGTTTAACGCTTTCAACCGTGTAAAGGGCGGGGAATCTCCTGAGAGGCAGGCCGTTTTAGGTCGAAATCTCATGCAAGTTTTTGAGCAACGCTTTAAATTGGGAAGAGACAATGAACGTCGTTTGTGGCAACAAACCAACCGTAATGGCGAAATAACCACGTTTAGAAACCCTCGCGGTCAAGAAATAGATGAGCCTAACTTTATGGCTTATTGGAAATCAGCGTTACCAACAACCCCCCGAGCGGCAGACCCAATAAAACGTGCGTTAAAAGATTTAGCGGGTTTTTATGATGATAAAATGCGCGACCTGTTCCCAGAGGCGGCGGATGCGGCGGATGCGGCGGCTACAGGTCCGTCACAAGCGCAAAGAAGTTTTGATTCAGCCTTTCTAAAGATACGAGGAACGCCATCTGAAGACACATACAATACCGTCATGGACTCAGTTAGGGGCATGGACCCAGAAACAGCTATGGCAGAGTTGGCTCAACAAGCTGCGTCTAGGAGACGGTTAGGCCCACGATCTACTCAGTTAGCTAACGCTTTAGATCGTCAAAGAGAACTTATAGCCACGCGACTTAATGTGGGCGAGTTGGGGGATGCCCCTGCGATGCAAAGAGTGTCGCAAGAGGCGCTTAACAGAGCCCAACAACGTTTTGACGAAGCGGAACAGGCGTTTTTAAGCGAGGGCGGTGACGCAAGAGACGTTGCTTATTACACCCGTAGAATTGATTCTTTGTTAAATGATACTCCGGTTATTAACCAAAACAGAGATATTATCGGAGCGGATATAGACCAGTTAAGAAGTGAAGGTCAAACGGCTTTAGCTGATGTAGTTGACAGCTACCTACAAAGTCGAGACTTAACTCTACAGGGACAAAGCCAACCTTCCGAAACCCGTGGCTCTGCAATGTCCGCGGCCCGTGCTGCGGCTTCCGACGGGTCTGAAGAAGCCGGAACACTTAGCGTCGTAGAATTGGTAGATATGCGAAGCACCGCAATAAACTTAGGACGACAGCTTGCGGCTGCGGGCGACAGCAATTCTGCTCGAATAGCTTACGGGTTTGCGGATGCGTTGTTAGATGATTTAGAAAGTTTTCCAGAAGGCGTGGACCCTGCATACGATACGGCGAGAGCTTACTCCCGAGCTTTTAATGACGCCTTTACTCGTACATTTGTTGGCGACGCAATGGGTCTGAGCAAAACAGGTGCGCCCAAAGTTGCACCTGAAATGTTAGCAAACGACCTGTTTAACGCTGATGCAGGATATTTGCGGTCCCTTCAAATTGACGGAATTGGCAAATTTGAAATAACGCAGGCTATGACAAATCTTGCAAACGAGTCCTCGGGAGAGTTGCGCCCTTTACTAGATGATATGTTAGAAACTTCAGTAAATCCCGACAATCAGATGTTGGATCAAAGAGCTTTGTCTCAGTGGATTTTTGAAAACGCGGGTTCTCTTGAGGCTTATCCAGAAGTTTTAAACAGGGTTAGAGACGCTGCAAGTTTGACAACCACTACCCGCGGCACTGTAGAATCCATTCTAAGAAACATACGATCTACAGCCAACATGTTTAACCCTGACACGGGAGAGGTTAATCCTGACACACTTAGAAAGTGGATGGCAAAACCGGAAAATGTAGATGTTTTGAACGCTATGCCTGCGTTAAAAGCAGATTTAGAAAACAGCGCCTCTGCAAATGTTGTTTTAAACGAACAAAATGCTGCTATGAAAGAACGCCGAGCGGAGGTTAAAAAACAAAGTTCGTTTATGGATTTATTGCCATCCGTTACAGAAAACCCCACTACAGCGTTTTCAAAGGCACTGGCTCGTAACAACAAAAACCCTATCGTAAAAGGCTTAAACCCTCTTTGGCAAGTGGTGAAAGATGCCCCAGAAAATTGGACTACTCCTGACGGCGTTAATCACACCAAAGCTGATGCAATAGAGGGTTTTAGAAGTTCGTTATTAGAGTCCATTTTTACGAAAAATGGACAAACATCCCTGACGTTCAGTCCTCGGGCTGCGTTCGACGACCTGTTTTCTCCTATTCCAAACTCTCAAAACAAAATTACTGTTGCAGAATGGATGGAGGAAAACGGTGTTATGCCTAAAGCCGACATTGAACGTATGCGACGTTTTATGGCGGAAATGGTAAAAATGGAGTCTTTTGCCGCAACAGGAGATATAAACCTTCAGGACGTTGCTGAAAACGTTGGTCCTGCTATGGACTTTTATTTGCGTATTCAGGGTTCTAATTTAGGTGCAGGCGCTTCTGAAATGCTTGGTGGTGGGGGTAACGACCTTATTGCGCGGGGCGCTGGTTCTAAGCTCTTTAGAAACGCATACAACAAGGTTTTCTCTGCGATACCCGAAGAGTTGAAGATGGACAGTATGCAGGCCATGATGAAAGACCCTGAACTATTGGCAACGCTTTTAAAAAGAGGCCGGACGGAAAGAGAACAACTTAACATTGCAGGGCGTTTGGCTACACTCTTTGTTGAAAAAGGTCTTATACCTGCAACAACTAGCACGGCGAACTTCTTTCGTCGCCAAGCGCCCGCGATTGTTCGTGAGTCTACTGAGTCCGTTGTGGACAAAGAACCTAAGAAATATGGAACTGAGAGCCTTAATCTTCCTATTCCAGAAGAGCAATCATCCTTACAACTACCGAGTAGGGGGGTCCTCCCAGCCCCTGCTCCGGTGCCCAGCGGAGTCCAGACGGCTTCTGTTGACTCCGCTGGTAGCGGTATAAGTAGCATTGACATTAACAAAGCGCGACAGCTTTTCCCTAACGACATAACCTTCGCGGCCCGTGGCGGCGAGATGCGATCAGGCATAGGAGGATTATTCCGATGAACAGAATGGAACAGGGCATAGCGTCCATACCCCGACAGACCATGATCCGCGATCAGCCGCACATGCTGGCCTACATTACGCCCGCGGAAGCCATGCTTTTGAAACAGAACGGCGGATCGGGGCTCCCGAGCCACGGCGGCGTCCCTGAGTTTGGTGCCATAGGTGATTTCTTTAGTGCCATGAAGGACGACTTTATGATTGGCACTGGGATGAAAGACGACCCGGGTCCTACTCCCCGTGATGATATGTCGGGATTGCCTTCCGCTTACGAAAGACGCACTCAACAGCGTAAGGCCCAAGAACAAGACGCGATTGACAATTATTATTTGTACAAAGAAGACGACAAGCCGCAACCCGTTCAAATCGCGCAACCCATGTACCGTCCGCCAGAGCCCGTGAACGTCGCGCCGCCGACGATGACACCGATTAGTTCTGGTCAGCCAAGAGTGCCCGTAAATACGGATGATCCTGTATTTGTGGGGCGTCCCGTACCACCGTCCGATATTATAGCGCGTCCTCCTGCTATGCCTATTGGACAGCGGCCCGCGAACAAAGCCTACACCTTCCAAGAACTGTTGGGCATGTACCAGAACCCTTACGCGTAGGATTTGAGCTATGGCTGAAAGCATCTCTCCCGAAAGAATGCAGCGTTTGATGGAGTTGTCTAACAACGCCATGACGGTGGAGCTTGGTGCGTTAAGAAACCCGCAAGTAACTACGGTGCCCTCAAATGAAGCCAACGCCTTTTATCAATCCGCTCCCTACGCTGAAAGAGAAATAAACAAATATCTTTACGAGGAATATAGAAAAATCAGAGAGGCCAAAGATAAATTTGCCCGTGGAGATTTAAGTAAGTATCGGTTTGAAGAAGCAATCCGCAAAGCTAAATATAACATAAATCAAATGAAACCTTCCGTTGAAAACGGCCTTGATCAAGCGGGTTTAGATTACCTTGATCAGAAACAACAAGAAGGCATAAGCTCTTTAAAGGACACGGTTTCTACAGAATTTAACCCTGACTTTTCTATGCCAGAACTGGATCAAAGTCGTGACCAGATAGTTTTGGGCGAAAAAATGAACGAGTCCGTTTTAGCGCACGAAATAGGCCACGCAGCTTTTTCCGTGGCAAAAGACTTTTTTAGAAGTAAAGTTGTAGAGCTTGGTTCCATTGAGGACGCTTTAAAAGCCACGGCTTTGGAGTATGGGAGAAACATAGCTGACAAAATAGAGGCGGGTGTTCGCGGAAATCTTGACGGGCTTTTTGCTGACACGGATGAGGCCACCGTTCAATATTACGACAACCCGTTGGGAGATGATCCCTCTAATCCGGGCGTGGGAACCCCTACGTCTGAAGGCGGTCCAACTTATTATAGTCCCGGAGGAGGGTTTGATGCAGATACCGACAACACGTTTAGTTTTCTCCCGTCCGATAGAGCAAACACTACAGACCCCTTGCTTCAAAAGCCTTTTACAGATTACCGTACTGGAGAGTTAGTCTATCACGATGAATACAAGGGCGACTTCGAAGCCGACTTAAAAGAGGCGGGGTTAATGGGTTTTGAAACTCTAATGTCCGACCTTATTTCAGAAAGAAAAGGCTTGGACCGTTTTGCGGAACGGCAACGCCGCGGGCTAAAGATTAACCCGTTGGGAGCCCCCAAGGGAGAGGTCCTGCGGTCCGTTAAACCTCAAACTCGACCAGAAAAATTTGCCCAAGGAGGTCCCGTGATGCGCGGTATTGGAACCTTGAACGAGACTGCGAGAAACATGTTCCGCGGACCGTCCGGTGTTGCCGCGTATCAACAGTTCGCGGACGGCGGACCTGTTTATATGAGTAATGGTGGTGAAGGCAGTGTAGGAGCCGCTTATAAAGATACTATAAACAAGTATGCTGAAGAATTCTTAGTAAACCCTGACGTATTGTTTAACTTACTAAAAACGGAATCAAATTTTAATCCAAAAGCGGTGAATAAAGCTAGTGGGGCGCAGGGTATTGCTCAAGTTATGCCTGACACTGCCGCTGATCCCGGATATGATGTTACACCTTTATCAAACCCTTTTAACGCAGAAGATAGTATACGTTTTAGTGCCGAATATTTATCCGCTATGCTTGAAGAATTTAGGGGCGATTACGACCTTGCTCTTGCTGCATATAATGCAGGTCCCGGTAGAGTAAGAACTTACCGAGGTGTTCCTCCCTTTGCTGAAACTCAAAATTATATTGAAAAAATATTAGGGCGCGTTGCGCCTGATGAGAAACAGGGTAGATCGGGGTCCGGTGTAAATGAGCAAGGTGAGCAAGTATTTACTCCGCGCCCACTTTTAAGGGGGGAAACAGGGTACAAAGAAGAATTAGAGGGAATGCCCTTAAAACCTCGTATGCGTCCTTCTAGCTTGTCTCAAGGGATTATGGCAGCACAAGATACGGTAGACCCCGCAGTCATAGACAGGGTAGTGGAGCAAGTACAAGAAGAATTACCCCCTACACAAGAAGAGGGCGACCTGTATGAAAAGTACAGCCCTGAAAACATGTTTCCTGACGCAGGGCTTACCGAGGGCGAACTAGAAAGAAGAAAACGCTTCGCACCAAAAGAGGGGGACGCAGAACCTTATCGGCAACCGCCTTCAACGTTGGAGCAGATAGACCAGTTCTTTCAAAGATTTGCCCCGTCCAGAAAACCTGAACGGGTTATCCAACCAAAGCCTACGCCAATGCAGTACCGTAGTGCCTAACTTAACCACCCCTTAACTTCTTCACCCAGTACTTTGCCTGCTAGGCTTACCTTGTCGCGCAACGCGTTCAAAACCTTCTCGTCAATCGTATTAGGGGAAACTATGTCGATATAAGTTACCGCTTTAGTTTGACCAATCCGGTGCGCCCTGTCCTCACTCTGTAAGCGTATCTCCAGATCGTAGCTGTTGCTGTAGTAGATCACAGTGCTAGCCGCCGTCAGAGTAATGCCATAACCGCCCGTCTTGGGCTGACCCACAAAGAACCGCAGCGGGCTGTCGGGGTCTTGGAACTCCTCAACAATCTCCTGTCTGCGGTCCTGCGGCGTCTCACCGTAATAAGTTGCGACCGAATCGGGCCCGAAACGGTCGCGCAGGGCATGTGCTATCCGTTGGAGGTCGTTAGTGTACGTCGCCCAAATGATAGCCTTCCCCGAAAGCTCGTCTGTTATATCCATTAACTCTGGCAGACGGTTGTTCTTTAGTTCCTGTAAATCCCCCACGTCAGGCTGAAACGATCCGCAGCATATCTGTTGGAGCCGCATGATCTGTGTCAGAACACTGGTTGTCGTGGCAATGTTGTCATCATTGAGATGCGCCAAAGCCAATGACTTCATCTGATCGTACACCCTGCTTTGCTCCGTGGTCAACGGAACGCGGCGCTTTATGTACAGTTTCTCAGGTAAATCCAAACAATCCTCTTTTAACGTGCGGGTGCTGAACCCCAACAGACGCTCGTTTAGTTCGTCCAACCTACGGTATCCCGTTATCTCCTGAAAGCTGCGCGAACCCATTACACGCTTCTGCGTAATCGCGTAGCGGCTCTGGAACGCGTAAAAGCTGGCAAAGCCCAAAGAACTCGGATCAAGGAACCTGCACTGACTGTAGAGGTCCAACGGGGACTTTGTAATCGGGGAGCCTGTCAGAATGCGCCTGTACTTAATGTACGGGTTTAACGCCATCAGGTTCTTGGTACGCTGGGCGTTGCGGTTTTTTATCGTGGTGCTTTCATCAACAACAGCCATGTTCTCGGGATTGGCTACCAGAAAACGTCCCGCGGCCCGCGTACCTCGGGGCGATGAGAACGCTTCGACGTTCATTACAAAAAGTTTTAATCCGTCAAACGGGTCATCAATAAACGTATCCAGTTCCTCGGAGTAGCGTTTGGATGTGGCGGGCGTCCACCGCATAACTTTGCGCTTTATAGTGTCTGGCAAGTGTGCGGGTATTTCGCCCTGCACCCAGTTGTCGTAGACACCCTTGGGCGCTACAATTAGTGCCGCGTTTAGGTCACCTTCTATATATAGTACACCTATATTATCTATGGCGACTTTAGATTTACCCGTTCCCATTTCCATAAAGTACGCGTGGTACGTTTTGTACCACGACTCTTCTAGTGCGTCACGCTGATGGTTGAAGGGCTGCGTCTTAAAGTCGTAATCTATCTGTTCCAACATTTGTTCTCCTACGGGGTTGACTGCCTGATATCTTATATGTATATAGGTGTTTGTCAAGGCCGTAAAAAGGGTCTTTTAAACAGGAGTACTAGATGAACGATATTTTAGGCATGATGGAAGAGGACTTTGAGAAAACTCTCTCTTCCGTCGAAACGCTGGACAACGCAGGTTTAGACACTGTGGCTGGTCTAGCTAGAAAGATCAAGCAGCAACAAGATAAAGTTGAACGGCTTGATCGGGAACTTAAAGACGAAAAGCAAGCACTACTAAAGCTGACAGACGAGGACCTACCCTCGACTATGGCTGACTTAGGGCTGTCTAAGTTCTCTTTGGATGACGGCAGTACAGTAGAAGTCAAGCCGACTTACGGTGCCAGCATCCTAGTCAAAGACCGTCCGGCAGCATACGAATGGCTGCGCGAAAACGGGTTTGATGACATTATCAAGAACGTTATCTCCTGCCAGTTTGGCAGAGGTGAGGATGACCAAGCCAGTGCGTTCCACGCGTTCGCATCTCAGCAAGGTTATCCGGCAGACCAGAACGAAAGTATTCATTCGAGTACATTGAAAGCGTTTGTTAAAGAGCGCATCGAAACGGGAGAAGACTTCCCGCACACACTATTCGGAGCCTACGTTGGGCAACGAGCCATTATTAGGGGAGCAAAATAATGGGTGCAGTTAAGAAGACAGAGAAAACAGAAATGGTTGAGTTTGACCAAAGTATGTTTGAAGCGGACGCCGGAGTTGGCGTATCGGATATGGGCCAAGACGATCTGGCGCTACCGTTCCTCAAGTTGATTAGCGGGCTCGACAGCCTGTTAGATGACCCTGACTTTGAGGGCAAGAAGGGTGATATCTACAATACCGTCTCTCAGACCGTCCACAAGGGCGCTGAAGGGGTCAAAGTGATACCGTGCGTCTATCAGCGCAGGTTTATCCAGTGGGCTCCCAGAGGCGCTGGTTCAGGCGCTCCTATCGCGGTGTTCGAACCGACAGACAAACTGCCCCCGTTCGAGCGGGACCGTGAAACCAATAAAGACATGGTTGTAGGCGGTGACGGATCGTACATCGAAGAAACGCACCAGCACTTCGTAATCGTTCTTAACGAAGACGGCTCTGCGGAAACGGCGCTCATTGCAATGAAAAGCACGGGCCTCAAGAAAAGCCGTAAATGGAACTCTATGATGAGTTCCATCACCATGAACGGCAAGAACGGTCCCTTCACACCGCCGCGTTTTAGTTCTGTATATTTGCTAAAGTCCGTCAGTGAAGAAAACAGTAAGGGCAAATGGCATAATTGGGACATGTCCCGCATTGGCCCCGTAGAAGACAAGGGCATCTACAACAGAGCCCGCGAGTTCCGTGCAAGCATCGCTTCAGGGGACGTGGTTGTGAAACACCAAAGTGAAGAGGCGTCAAAGCCTGACTTCAACCCAGACGAAGTACCGTTCTAGTTTCACAAGGGCCGTAGCTGATGCTGCGGCCCGCTTTCCCAAAGGAAGACCCCATGTCAGTAGATAAGTTTTCCGCCATCTTTGATGGTTTGAAACAGGCTTACGGCACGTACAAAGTTGAAAAAACTCAGTCCAACGGTAAAAATACTGGCAAGGCTAGTATCATTAAGGAACCGCGGACCTCGAAACTCTGGAAAGGTCATCTGTCCGGCAAAGGCACCGCTGTAGGCATCATCCCGATTAATGAGGATAATTGCTGCAAGTGGGGCTGCATTGACGTTGACCAGTACCCGCTAGACCACAAAGTACTTATAGAAAAAATACGGGCCATGAAGCTGCCCTTGGTTGTCTGTCGATCAAAGTCCGGCGGCGCACACTGCTTTCTTTTTTGTAAGGAATGGATCGAAGCAAAGGAAATGCAGAAGGTCCTGACACACCTGTCCGCGGCCCTCGGATATGGCGGTAGTGAGATATTTCCAAAGCAAGTAAAGCTGCACTTGGACCGTGGAGATGTAGGTAACTTTCTAAACCTGCCTTACTACGACGCAGAGGACGGCCTGAGATATGGCATTCTGGATGACGGCACGTCAGCAACGCTTGAAGAGTTCTTCGGCTTGTACGAGGCGCATGTGCAAACGCCGGAGGAGATAGTCAAACTTCAGATGACTGACGCGCAGGTGAAAGGACCGCTTGCCGACGGACCGCCTTGCCTACAGCACCTTACCAAGGTTTTGATTAGCGAAGGCGGAAGAAACAACGGTCTGTACAACATAGGTATCTATCTACGCAAAGCGTTTCCCGATAGCTGGGAGACAGAGATAATGACGTACAACACTCAGTTTTTAGACCCGCCCTTGCCGCTGCCAGAAGTGAACGTTGTTGCAAAGCAAGTGGGCAAAAAGGATTACTCGTACAAATGTTCTGACGCGCCCATTAACGCACACTGCAACAAAGAACTGTGCCAGACCATGAAGTTTGGGATTGGTGCAGGGGCTCAGAACGCGGCTATTGGAAACTTGCGTAAGTATAACTCAACACCGCCCGTGTGGTTTATGGACGTAAACAGTGAACCCGTTGAATTAGATACTGACGGCTTGATGAACCAGAGTATGTTTCAAAAAGCCTGTATGGAGCAAATCAACTTCATGCCCCGCAGCGTTGCTAGATCACAGTGGGAAGCGCGGATCAGCACTATGATGCGTGAAATGACCGAAAACCAAAGCGCCATAATAGAAGTGTCCGTTGACGCCTCAGTGGGTGGTCAGTTCTACGACTTCCTAGAAGAGTTCTGTAGCCACATGCAACAGGCCAAAGACAGGGAAGAGATACTACTTCGCCGTCCGTGGACGGATGAGGAAGGGCAGTATACTTACTTTAGGCTCAAGGACTTTGAAGGGTTTTTAAAGAAGAATAAGTTTTTTGAATATAAGTCCCACAAGATTGCCCAGCGTCTGCGCGAGGTGACCGGAGAAAGCTGCTTACTTAAAATAAAAGGTCGAGTAGTGCGCCTATGGAAGGTGCCAGCATTTGAAAACGGTGATATAGAATTAAGTACACCACAGTTTCAAGCGCAGGAGAGTCCGTTTTGACTGACAACGTATTAAAAGAAATGCGGAACAAAGAAATTGTCCGTCTGATTGACGAACAGAAAGTGACCAAGACCGCTGTTGCTAAATGGTTTGGGATAACCAAGCAGAGGGTACATCAGATATACACTCGGGAGACAAACAATGTATCGGATATTCGGACCTCCGGGGACGGGGAAAACAACAACACTACTCAATAAGGTTGATGACGCCCTGCAAAGCGGAGTAGAGCCGACCAAGATTGCTTTCTTAGCCTTCACCAGAAAAGCCGCAGAAGAAGCTAAAGAACGCGCCGCTGCACGGTTTAAGCTGGACCCCAAAAAGGACCTGTACTTCTTTCGCACTATCCACAGTCTAGCGTTGTCTCTGTCAGACATAAGCCCCGAACAAGTAATGCAGCCGTCTGATTACCGTGAACTATCTGAGAGTATGGGCGTACATCTCGTAACCACCAAAAGCGTTAATTTTGATGACGATCTTCCAGACATGATGAAAGCGTCTGATCCAATCTTAGGGTTGATAAATCTGGCGCGTCTTAGAAAAGTGCCTCTGCGTAAACAATACGACATGAGCAACACACATCTTACATGGAACGAGATAAATTACGTCGATAGCTGCCTTGGTAGATACAAACAGGTGCGGCACAAATTTGACTTTACAGACATGCTGGAGAATTTTGTAACAGAAGGCTCCAACTTCTGTCCAAACTTCGACCTGTGTTTTGTGGACGAGGCGCAAGACCTCTCTCCAATGCAGTGGGATATTGCCCACCTGTTAGATGAACGCTCCAAACGAATGTATGTTGCGGGTGACGATGACCAAGCTATCTACCGTTGGGCCGGAGCCGACGTGGACGCATTCATAAACCTCGACGGCGGATCAGATACACTAAGCCAATCCTATCGCATCCCCTACAGCGTACACAAAGTGGCAGAAGGCATAGTCAAACGCATTCAACGGCGCGTCGTAAAGAACTACGAACCAAGACAAGAAATGGGCGAAGTCGGATACTACCGAGATATTATGGACATTGACCTGTCAGAAGGCTCTTGGCTCATAATGGCGCAAGCCGGATATATGCTAGAACCCGTGGCGCAATACCTAAAGTCCTTCGGTTACCTGTTCGAATATCGCGGCTCACGGTCCATCTCCGCTAAGATCAGTGACGCGGTAAACGGGTGGGAGCAACTGCGTAAAGGCCAAAGCGTTACAGGGCAAACAGCGCGGAACATCTATGAGTACATGTCCGCTAAGGATTCTATCAACTCTTGCCAAAGAATAAAAAAGGGCTTTAAGCGCCTCAAAGGTTTGGAAGACGCCGAAATGGTTAACATGCAAGACCTAAATGTTAACCACGGGCTACTCGCAACAAAAGATATGCTTTGGCATGAAGCTATGGACCGTCTGCCAGAAAGAGACAGGGCTTATATAATCGCACTGCTTCGACGCGGAGAAAGGTTTAACGGGACGCCCCGTATCATAGTGTCCACGATTCATGGCACCAAAGGCGGAGAAGCCGACAACGTTGTAGTGTTCTCGGACATTAGCGCAGCGGCTCAACAAGATATGACCGAAAGACCCGACGACATGCACCGCGTGTTCTACGTTGCCGTCACGCGGACCCGAGAGCGTTTGTTTATTATCGAAGGCGAAAACTTAAACAGGAGTTACGACATATGAATTGTTGGCACTGTGGGACAGAATTAATCTGGGGCGGGGATCACGATTGTGAGGATAAGGAAGAGTTTATTATGGTCACTAATCTTAGCTGCCCCAACTGTCAGTCGTTTTTTCTGGTTTATTTGCCCGAAACAGAAAATGGGGGAGTTTCCCCCGATGGAAAGGTTTACGAATGAACTGGTGGGAAGACTTAGAGTTGATGCGGCGTTTATTTAAATATGACCCCAAAACGGGTTTGATTTATACGCGGGAACGTTCGCCAAAAGATTTTTACGACACGGGGAGCGGTAGCTCGTTTGTGAGTGCTGAAGGGGCCGCTATAAAATACAACTTGGAAAACTTAGGGCGACTAGCTTTTAATTGTCGTGTCAAAGGTAGACGATCTACATGTTACTATTTTAACGGTTCACCATCATATCTAGGTACACAAAAGAAACTGTTCGCGCACCGCGTTGCCTTCTTTTTATATCACGGGCATTACCCTAGATGGCCTAACTCTATCGACCATATCAATAGGGATGGATGCGACAACCGCATTGAGAACCTACGAGAAGTTACCGCAAAGGAACAGTCTGCTAACACCGGACTGAGCAAGGCAAACACTTCGGGAGTTAAAGGCGTAAGCTTTTTAAAGGGCCGGAATAAATGGAGAGCTTCTATTAACCTTGAAGGCAAAAAAGTAAACCTCGGTACGTTCAACACTTTGAAAGAGGCGGTGACCGCAAGGCAAGCTGGAGAAAAACAATGAGCGAAGATTTCAACATTAAAATATCGGTTAGAAACGGCAGGTTGTTAAAAGCAATTAGGGCTCGTTACGATTCAGTGGCTGATTTATCCCGTAAATGTCACCTCCATCAATCTGGAGTAAACAGTTTGGTTACCATGACGGTAAAGCCCTTTAACAAAAACGGTTGGACAAATTTAGCCTTGGACGTTGCAGCAATGGTTGGCAAAGAGCCCGAGTACTTATGGCCTGACCACCTTCGTGAGTTAAAATTAGCCAGATCAACATCTGAAACAGAAGTTGGTTTAGACAGTGTTAAAAAAATAATTCAAGACGGAACTTCCGAAAAATCTTTGTCTCAAATAAGTGCTATATCAACGTTATCTAAAACACTGACCCCCAGAGAACGGCAGTGCTTGGCAATGCGTTTTGCGGTAGGCCATACTTTAGATGAGACTGCCCGAATATTCGGCGTTTCAAGGGAGAGAGTGCGTCAGTTAGAAGCCAAAGCTATTCGAAAAATGAAAAAACAAGCCAGCCTTGCGGGCTACCGTGTTCAAGGCTCTGAGCATGGACAGTTGAAGTTTGAACCAAAAGCTAGAACGCTTATAAGAACGGTTCAGGAGCGAACAACCAGCAAAGGTTTGGACCTCCTCAATGATTAATCGAAGGGAGGCTTACGAAAGATTAGAAAACCTTTTAAAAAAGGCAATGGACCCTGCTTGCTCCCCCGCAGAAGCTCAAGCGTGTAAGGCAAAGGCGGATAAACTAGCCGCGGAATTAGGCATTAAACGACGTAAAAAGAAACGTAAAGAAAAGTTGTTTGTAAAAGGACTGTACACAAAAGCCCCGCAAGAAAGCTCTCCTGAATGGGTAATGTTTACTTTAAATATTAACCGCGCGGAACTAATTAAGTGGCTTTCAACAAGCGGTGACTCAGAGTGGATTAACGCTCAAGTGTGCAAAAGTCGCGGCACGGGGAACTTTTACGCAGAAATAAATCAATGGGAAGACGTAAATACATGAAAAAAGAAGAAATTTTAAAAAAAAGTGCAGAGTTAGTGACAGGCAACCGTGCAAAAGACTATGGTGACGCGCTCGAAAACTTTGACCGTATCGCCACAGGGTGGAACGTAATTCTAAACGGGGCAATAGCCTCGCATGGATACCTAACCGCGCAGCACGTTGCGCTTATGATGGATTGGGTTAAAACAGCAAGACTACTAAACACCCTAGACCATGAAGACTCATGGATCGACAAGTGCGGATACAGCGCAATCGGTGGGTCTTTTTCGGGAGAAAAAAGTGAGTAATCTAACAGTAGGCAGCGCGTCCCTTTTATCCGAATGGGTGCCGCCACACGAACTGCCAGACCTAACACACGCCAAAACAATCGCTATCGACGTGGAAACCAAAGACCCGAACCTTAAAAAGATGGGCCCCGGATGGGCTAGAGGTGACGGCGAAGTGGTGGGATACGCCGTGGCAACTACAGATTGGGCCGGATACATCCCCATCAGGCACCAAGGCGGCGGCAACCTAGACGAAAAACAAGTAAACAAGTGGCTGAAAAAGATATTCGACTGCCCCGCAGATAAAGTAATGCACAACGCTCAGTATGACCTCGGCTGGATCAAGCGCATGGGCTTTGATGTAAAGGGCCGTGTGATCGACACGATGGTTGTGGCGTCCCTGCTTGATGAAAACCGTAGAAGCTTCAGTCTCAACAACCTCTGCTACGAACTGTTAGGCATAGCCAAGTCAGAAAAACTATTAAACGCCGCCGCGGTGGAGTTCGGGTTCGATGCAAAAGCAGAAATGTGGAAGATGCCCGCAATGTTTGTCGGGCCTTACGCACAGAACGATGCAGAGATTACGCTTAAACTGTGGGACTACCTGTCCGTACAAATCAAACAAGAAAACCTTGAGGGCGTTACAGAACTCGAACTAGACCTCCTGCCCTGCCTTGTAGACATGACATGGCGCGGTATTCGCGTCGATATGGACAAAGCCGAAATAACGCGGAACGCAATCCTAAAGCGTGAGAAAGAAGTCCACAAAGAAATAAAACGTATCTCTGGCTGCGACATAGAAATCTGGGCCGCGGCGTCCATTGCCAAAGCCTTCGATAAAATGGGCATAGAATACTTTAAAACAGAAAAAGGCTCTCCGTCCTTCACCAAGAAGTTCCTGTCAGAACATCCCGATAAGTTACCTAAACTGATTGTAGAAGCGCGAAACCTCAACAAAACGTCAGGCACGTTCATCAACAACATCCTGACCTTCTGTAACTCAGATGGACGTATCCATAGCCACATAAACCAAATTAGATCAGATGACGGCGGTACAGTATCAGGGCGGTTCTCTATGAATAACCCCAACCTACAACAAATCCCCGCCCGCGACCCAGAGATAGGACCAATGATCCGGTCCCTGTTTCTGCCAGAAGAAGGCGAACAATGGGCCGCTATAGATTACTCCCAACAAGAACCGCGCATCTTGGTTCACTACGCACACGTATTTGGTAAAAGCCAGAACAGAGTGCTAGGGGGCGTCACAGAGTTTATACAAAGCTACAAGGACGATCCGCGGACCGACTTCCATACGATGGTGGCAGAAATGGCGGGCATCCCGCGTAAACAAGCGAAGACCGTGAACCTCGGTATCATGTATGGCATGGGCGTGGGTAAGCTGGCGATTGAACTTGATCTGCCCGAGGAACAGGCCAGAAGCCTGATTAACCAGTACCATGAGCGGGTGCCGTTTGTAAAAGAACTGATGAAGGGCGTACAAAGTCACCTTAGTCAGAAAGGAAGCCGAGGCCATGTGAGGTCCCTACTGGGCCGCAAGTGTCGGTTTGAGTTGTGGGAACCAAAGCAGTTTGGAATGTTTAAAGCACTGCCGTTCGAGCAAGCGGTGTTAGAACACGGCAAGCACACTCCGCTGGTCAGAGCGTACACCTACAAAGCACTCAACAGGCTGATCCAAGCGTCCGCCGCGGACATGACCAAGAAAGCTATGGTCGATCTGTACCGAGAGGGCTATCTGCCGATGCTGCAAATACACGATGAACTGGCTATGTCCGTAACGTCCAGAGAAGAGGCAGAAAAGGTTGCACTAATCATGCAAAATGCTGTACCATTGGAGTTGCCAAGCCTTTGTGACGTTGAGTTGGGTCCGTCATGGGGTGAAGCAGTATAGTCTGCTCTTCAACTCCCCCGCTTTGGTTCAGCAAGGCGGGGGTTTTTTGTTGTGTATCAAGTGTTTATCCTATATAGTCCCAGAAACTCTCACAAAGGCGCATAAGATGGATACTACAAAATGGAAATCAGTCCTCGTTCCGGTCGAAGTTTACCGCGAATTGAAGATTTTATCGGCTATCGAAGGCCGCACAATCAGCGGACAGCTACGCTTTATGTTTGACCAATACAGCAAACTGAAGTCCGTTCGAAATAAGCTCAAGCAACACTACGAAGAAGCTTGACCACTCCCATATTATCGCGTATGTAATATGTATCTCCTCATGAGATATTAATGTTTGTTCTCCAATAAACATTGAACCCTCACCGAAATACCCGCGGTGAGGGTTTTTTCTTGTATTTGTACTTGACTATCTCGTATAGTTGGTTTATCTTAGCTTTACTCAACCAAAGGAGAACAAACATGCTTGAGTCACGCTTTCTTGATAAAGCAGCCGCAACAGAACTGCTTAGTAATAACTGGTATAAAAACCGTAAAATCCACAGAGGCATTAAAGATCAACACGTTAAAGACCTCGCGGCAAAGATCACACAAGGCCGCTGGGTTGTAGATGCAATGGAAACGCCTATTCTAATTGATACAGACGGTATTTTATATAACGGTCAAAATAGATGTATGGCTGTAATTCTCGCTGACCAAGGTGTAGTGGTGCAGTGCCGCATAGAGTCGCCGGAAGAGTGCCAAAGACTGTACGCGTCTCTGGACCTTGGCAAAGCCCGATCAATCGCAGACATTACAGGATTAAACCAAAGCAACATAGTGCAGCCCATACTCTACCTCATGCGCTGCGCGGGCCTTGATGGACGGCTTAAAGATGAAGCCGTCGTATCGCGGATCGCGGATACTTACATGGGAGATATCCTGCGCCACTTCGATCAGAACACCCGTTGGGTAAAAAACAATCGGTGCTTTAATTCTGTTCAATTTAAGGCCGCAATGGCGTACTGTGTTCATAGGCGGGTATTGCCCGATTATGAAGCTATCTCGGTGCTTGAAATGTTGCAGAACAACAAAGACTACCACTGGCCTTCCATGTATTTAAACTACCGCGAACAGATCGTGTTTCCAAACGGTAAGCTAAATACTAGCGGTAAGAACGTAGCAAACGATAAGTTCTGCCGAGGCGTTTATCTGATCGAACGCCGCATGAAACATCAAAGCAAAATTCAAATATCCAGCGGATTTCTGGATGACCTTGCTTCAAACGTTCGCCGCGTGATTAGCTTGGCTGCTGCCGAATGAATTATAAGATAGAAAAAAACATCCCCCTTCCCGCGTCACAGCGGAAAGGGAAGTTCGCTATCTTAGAGGACTTGGAAGTTGGCGACAGCTTTCATGTTGCAGATGTAACCGCGCCAGCGGGCATCTATTCAAAAGCAGAGAGCCTCGGGATTAAAGTAACCGTGAGAAGCATCCTACACCCTAGCGGCGGCTTCAGAGTTTGGAGAATCGAATGAGCGACAAAGCTTGGCATATCAGTTACCTGTCCGCTATCGTCGGACCGTGCGCCGCAACAACCGATGACGGTTGTATGGCGTGGGAAGACACAGAAAAAAGTGACTTTGTTATGCGCCTACTTGACAGGGATAATGACGCCAAAAACCTCCTACTCGTTATTCAACCAGAAATGAATGAGTTGGCGATTTACACCCTGACCGGATACTGCGTGGCAAACGATCTGCCGTACATGATTAAAGATTGGGATACCCTGTCCGCAGAAGGGCAAAAAGAAGCTCAGAAAACGAGGCACTGAACATGATCCACCGCGACGAGTACGAACGCGTCTGCGAAGAAAACAGAAAGTTGCGGGACTTGGTTAAAGCCAAGTCCCCAATGGCTATGATGCAAATGCTTAAAAGGTTTCTGGGAGGGAACTATGACCGCACTGGAACAGTGGAAGACACTAGCGAAAATAGAAAACGCCAAGATGCTGGAACCCTACGAGGGCCGACCCCCTAATTACGGTATTGTCAAAAATAAGATTAAAGGCGGCGGACCGCGGCTCTCGGAAATTAACCGCTCACTCGCCGCACAAAAACTTCTGGAAATGTCCCAAAAAGGTTATACTCTGGAAGAAGCCGCCGTTGAAACAAACTCCCCAATAGAGAAAGTTCTAGGCCGCGCCAGACGCTATCAAATCACGTTTAAAGGGCAAGAGGAGCTTTTATGAGTAATCACCTATCAGAAGTGGCAGAGGGCATCATAGAGGCTTGCCCAACGCAGCTTAACCCAGATGAAATGTCTACCCTGATTGCGTACATGATCTGGTCGTACGGTATGCAAAGCGATTGGGACGATATGCTTCCCAAAATCGTGCGCTGCATAAATCTGGATGACGGTCACGCCCGTATCGTCAGAGTGGCTAACAGAGACGCTAATAAGTTTTTGGATAAAGTAAGAGAGGATGTTAGCAATGCCCGACGCAGTTAAACTGTTCTCCGAAATAGACCAGCAGTTCCTAGAACTGGAACAACAGTTCGAAATAATCAAAAAACAACGGGAAGAAATAGAACTATGCAAGAAGAAGACATTAAACGCATCCAAAGAGACCTCAACCCCGCACAACAAGCCGAATTAAAATTCCTTCGACAAGAAGTCGATAGATGCCAAGATGCGCGGTTTGCTAAAGAACCACTACCCAACGCCAACCAAAACTACTGGACCGCCGCAGAAGAACTGGACAGATACGTCAGGAGCCTTCGTAATGATGGATACTGGATTTAAAACCATAATCGAAGTGATGAAACAAGGATCGTGGCTCACGGACCTCGAAGTGGCAGAGCGGGCCAAAATGAAACTAGATGCCGCGCTCTACTACCTTAGACGATTAAGGCGCTTGGGGCTGGTGATAAGCGAATGGGTTCACGGACAACGGGTCTGGGGTGTTCTTAACTGCACTTGACTTTCTTCTATACTTGGGGTATTCTGTAAAAGTAAATCTTACAAAGGTAGGTTCAAATGCCTAATCACTCGGCAACAAAAATGATAGACGATGCTTCGGCACAGATTGAGCTTGTTGAAATCATTCCAGAACAAGGGGATATAAGCAGTTATATTCGGATCGTTGCGCTTGCATCCTTCTATTGGGAAGAGGATCAAGATTGGTCTGAGTTTGTTCAACAGGTAACCTCGGTTGCAGACAGTATGTTTGCAGAGTTCAATAACGACAATCCGCGGATCGTTACACAATACATTCAATTTAAAACAGGGGGAGTACTGTGAAAGTAACCCCAATGGAGAACCATTATGAAAGCCCGAATAAACATCACACAACGGATGCTCAACAAAAGCATTATAGACGCCAATAAAAGCGTCGTAGCGTTCGTTAGAAATTGCTACCCAACACTGGGATACGACTTCATAGAAAATGGGGGCAAAAACACCCTTTTAGCGTACTATGACGATGGTCACGAATATACAACGACCAGCATACGATTGTACCGCCGACCGCGGGGCGATAAACTTATGTCCGTTTGGGGGCTGACAAGACGCGCCAAAGCAGGAGACACAATGACTTTCGAGCATGACAAGGAAAGCAACAGAATAATCGTCCGGCTCGAACTGGGAGAAGATATAGAATAGGGCGGGTTTAGGGGTTTTAACCCGTCCTAGCGCAGGGAGCGGTCGCTTAACACTCTCACGCGGTAGGCCATTTTGACATAGTAGTGGCAGGACCGCGGATCAGGCTCTCGTCTTAATTTAGGCGGGAGCCTGTGTCGTTAGTAACGTGTATACTATACCCCTCCTGAGAATTGAAAAAAAAAAAAACGAAAATAAATAGCCGTTACCGGTGTTATAAAAGTTACCACTCTGTAATCAAACAAAAATAAGGCAAAAAACGGTAACATTTTCGGTAACTCCATACTAAAGATAGGTGTTACTTTGGCTGTTTTTTGACCCAAACGGTTAAGCAGCCTTCTGCGTTAAGCCAAATCTCCACAAAAAAAAGTAAAAAAAGTTTCTCTGGCGGGGTATACTATATGTTGCTAAAGGGTATTGTATAGTTATTTGCAGTGGAGAGAACCGTGCCTAGAAAAACAAATGCTGATCTTGCAAAACTCCCCAAGCCTTTGAGGATTAAAGCGAGGCCCATCCCTAGAAAGCATACCGGACTAGCCGTGGATAAAGAGGCCAACCGTTCTGATCCCCGAGGCGCGAAGTATAAGACAGCGGATAGCCCTTTGACGCGTAAGCAAGAGCTTTTTGTAAAAGAGCTTGTAAGCAACGACGGTATGATAACTTACAAGGAAGCCGCCATTCGAGCGGGCTACCCTGAGAGTTCAGCCCACACCCGTGCATATGAGTTAACCAACCCTCACAAATGCCCGCATGTTGTGGCAGCTATCAGGCGGTATCGAAACGAATTGGATGAACGTTTTGCCATCAACTACAGCAGACACGTTCGAGACTTGCAGAAAATCCGTGATGTGGCCCTCGAAAACGGGGCGTACAGTGCCGCGGTACAAGCCGAGTATAGACGGGGACAGGCGCAGGGTGATATATACGTTAGCAAGGCGGAGATCAGACACGGCAGTATCGACAACATGGACAAGGATGAGGTGATGAAAGCGTTGAAGGAACTAAAGGAATCCAATGGCTCAGACATTATCGACATTACCCCAACCGAAGATTCCGACGGAAGCGGCGTTTTATCAACAGTTGAGGACAGCCGCGAAAAAGGTTAGGCCCCAGTTAAGCCTGACTAGAATAGAAAACTCTGTCGGTCAGGGCATACCCGACCTTATGATCTGCGATGAACGCGGGCTATTTCATTTTGTAGAATTAAAGTTTTGCAAGGCCAATGCGGTACGGTTAAGCCCGCACCAAGTTTCTTGGCTAACGAGGCACCGACACAGTAGCAGTTGGATATTGGTTAAGCAGCATCAGAACTGGGGGAAAAAACCTGTCGTTCTTTTGTATCGTGCGGATCAGGCAATAGCGGTCAAAACAGACGGGCTAAAGACCGATCCGGTGTATGAAGGCACAAATCCTTTTGATTGGCCTGTTCTTTTCGACTTGATTTCTCCCATATAATCGCATATACTCTAAGGGTTAGCTAAATGGAGAACATGCTATGAGTTTAAATTATGATTTATGCGGTGTAAAAGCCGACTATAAAGACGACGCCGTCTGGCCTATCACCAGTGCTTTAATTTGGGGCACCATGTCGGTTGGCTTAAATGCGATTACGGAAAAGAATTGGGAGGAATTTTACGTTCGTTGCCACGCCGTTGAAACGATCAACGGGGCTTGGCTTCGTGATAAGGATTTAAAAGGCCGACCGATCACGGCAGAGGATGTAAGAAGCCACGTAGGATTGCACACCAATGCGGACACTCGAACTAAGGCCGAGTTCCAGAAAGACATTTACAGACGTTTTTTGGATCAGGCTAACCGCAACATAACACTGTCACGGCAGGAACTCGAATGAATACTTATAAGATCACCTGTGAGATTCATGTGCTGGCAGAAAATGCCCACGATGTTGAGGCAACGCTGCACGAAGAAGCTTACGCATGGCTCAAGAACAACGAATTTATGTGTGCCATAGAGAGCAACGCGAAGACAATCACACGAATGAATATCACGGAAGAAAGGGAGAAAGCCTAACCAATGTTTATTTTTGAACTAATAGGTCGATTGCTTTATGGCAGCGATTACGAGGAATTGAGCAAAAGAGCGAACCGCAAAAAACCAACGCGAAAACGCCGACGATAAAACTTTAGAAACTGCCCGCTTTACAGGCGGGCTTTTTTCTTTTATAGATATGGGACATTGCATATATTGGAGAACGCTATGGCTAACGTAATTTATAAGAAATATTCCTTTTTGGGACAGCCTAGATACTGGAACCGACGCACTAGAATGTGGACATTATGGCTTTCTAAAAGTTGCCATTACCCGACGCACCACGGCGCGTTGCGCGTTTTGCATAGCCGAAGGTTTTCGGAAAATATTTCAACGAATAAAGACGTATCGACAGGCATAAGCCTATCGCCGGAATATGGGGTAAAAACGCTATGCTAAAAACTGTCGAATATAGCCGCGCAAAAAAGACGCGGGGAATTGCAGTCACATATAGAGCGGGCGATGGTAGCAATTACGGAACTTGCCCAGTTAGTTGTGAACTTAACCCGAGCGGTTGCGGCGCGTCAAAAATAGATGTTGATTATCTTGACGCTGTTTTAGATGCTAAACCTGTCAAAGGTGTATCGTTCACCTATTCGCATTTCTCTCCCCTTCACTGGAAACGAAAACTTGCGGCAAATAAAACGGTCATAAACTACAGCGCAAAAACCGCCGAAATCGCGGCAAAGTTTATGCGGTTTAAGGTGCCTTGTGTTGTGACAGTTGGGGAAAAATTCTGGCAGGGGAAAAAGAAACAATCTGTTGATGGTGCCTTGATTGTACGTTGTCCGGCGGAAACAATCGCGGGGTTTAGTTGTGCCGATTGCGGCAATGGTGATCCCCTATGCGCAAGGCTCGAAAGAACTTTTGCAGTTGGCTTTACCGCCCATGGTGCTAGTAAAAAGAAAGCCGCTAATCCAGATGAGGCGGGCGGTTGCTATGCGTCTGGCGGTAATGTCGCGTTGCACTGGACGGCTACAGCCGCGCAGGATCAGGACGAAACCGACGGGGATAAATTGCGTCGCTTTGTTTCTGGCTTGCCGCCCCGTTCAATTATCCGGCATCATATTGCAGGCGATATAGGCGAGGAAACGCACGATTAGAAATTTCCGCTTGATTATATATGCGAGGTTCTATATGAAGGGGGCGGGGCAATCCTGCCCCTTTAACTTTGGAGAACGTAAAATGTCACATTCAATCGAAAACTCAAACAACAGTTTAACCCAGCTAATGCAACAGGTCCAAGACCAAGCCGCCCGCAAGGCTGATTTTTTGACCCCTACAAATGATCTGCAAAAGATCACCAATTCAGAAACAAACGAACCAATATTAGTTATTGAAGCAAAAGGCGGCGAACCTACCCGCCATTTAAAAATAAACAACGTAGCTTTCCAACAGCTAGCCGCGCATTGCGACATTGAGGCCCGCACGGCCCGCCGCCTTCAAACACATTACCCTTTTGAGTTCGACAATCTGATTAACGCTCACTTTGATCAAGAGCCTAAGCGGAAAATGCTTCGTACTTTTCTCGACACCGACGAAACGAACGGCACCGCCCGAGCGTTGCTTTCCGACAGGTTTAAGTGTTTTGATAATGATAATATGATCCAAACCATTTTGCCGCCGTTGATGGAAAACCCCGCGCAACTTCAGGTCGTGAACGCAAAAATTAGCGACAGCAAATTGTATATGCGGTTTAAAAGCCTTGTTCATACTGGGGCGGGTGCAAACGTGTCAGATGTAATGGCGAACGGTTGCGGCTTTTCTAACTCGGAGACGGGGCAGGGATCGGTGTCAGCTTACCAGCTTTTTTGGACCTTAGCATGCCTTAATGGCATGCAAACCGAGAACAAAACTCGGAGCAGCCATATCACCAGCGCGAGGGATAGTGACGATTGGGGCTTGTTATCGGGAGAGGCGCAGGAAGCCGATAATAGAGCCTTGAATTTAAAACTTCGTGATCTGGTGGAAGCATACAGCAGCCGCGAGATGTTTGACCAAGTGCTGGACAAGATGAAAGCAGCAGCCGCCGACACAATCGAAGGCGAATATTCGGTTTCTGACACGGTTAACAATCTGGGAACCGTTATGCGTTTGACCAAAAAAGAAACGTCAAATGTTCTTGACGGCCTTATGTCAACTATAGGGCAAGCGGGCTATGAGAACGACCGCCCATTGTCGCGGGCAACCTTTATCAACGCCGTGACAGCAGCGGGCAACAAATGTGATATTGACCAGACGGATGACTATCAACGCCTTGGGGGTCGTCTTTTGAATATGAACGCTCGAGATTGGAACCGCATAGCGGCTTAAATTTTTTTATTGCTTTGCACTTTACAATGGCGCATATTGGGGCAGGGGAAACCTTGCCCCTTAACTTTGTTTGGAGAACGAAAAAATGGAACTAGCTAAAACAGACTACACCAATGAGACCGAGTTGAGAGCGGCGCGTGAAATGCTCGAACGCCGTGAAGTGGAAATAGCCCGCTTGCGTGAAGAGATGGAAGCACTTCGAACCGTTAACCAAGAAAATGCTTTGATGCTGGACGATATACGCTTGCCCCTTTTTA